AGCGACAGCTTACATCCGCTCTCATTTTGCAATGAGAATTGCGTACAGTTCATCATGCGCTTCGAAAGTGACTTCACTTTGCATGCGGATGCATGCTATAGTATACCCTGTGATAGCTCCGCTATCCCGTTTTGCATGGCACACGAATTGCATAAGCATGACAAGGGTAACCCTCGAAAGCGGAGCTTTCAAAGTGATCTGTGAAGTGTAGGCTCTACCTCTATTATAATTGCGACTCAATTTCGCGACACCAGAAAACTTGACTCAAGCCCAGTAAATACGTTAGACTAGAATGTGGATAGCTCCCGCTATCAATAGATCAAAATTCACACAAGGAGACCCAATGATAAGCAACATTCATGCCAATAATGCCCGCTCGCCTATCGGTGAAGAAATGCACATCCATTACGCTAAAGGCGTATTCCATGCCATGCGACAGCGATGCAATCCCAAGGACCGAATCTATACCGGGGCTTCGCTCTGCGAAGAGTGGTCTAAGCCTAGAGCAGCCGGATTCGAATCGTTCTATGAATGGGCGGTCTATGAGGCTGGTTACTCAGATGGCTACCAACTGGACAAGGACATTCTATTCCCGGGAAACAATCTGTATGCTCCGCATACGTGTGCGTTCATTCCGCAATACATGAACAAACTCTTCACAAACTGCGGCGGCACTAAGCGAGTCCATGCAAAACCCAAGCCAGCTAGAACGCTCCCGCTCGGCGTGCAGATAAACTACTACAGAAAGAACGGTAACCCATCCTACACTTCACAATGCCGATCCCTAGGTAAACAGGCAACACTAGGTTCGTTCCGAACCGCAATGGAGGCGCATGTGGCATGGCAACATGCCAAGATAGCAGCCATCCATGAATGTATCGATCTCTATCAGATGGAAGACGTTCACAGTGTGGATATCATCCAAGCCTTGCTTGGAAGGATTGACCAATTGTGGAAGGATATTGACGAAGGGAAAGAGACCACATTGTTGCAGTAGATCGACGGGGCCATGGTCAACCCCTCTTAGAGTGCGAGTAATCCGATAGCGAAGCTATCAAATGTATATGCATATTCCATGCCAACATGTGGAAAGATTTTACCCGGCAGGGCGGGAGCCCGTTGGCATTAGTTTTGCATAGCTTAGCTGTCGCTAAGAAGGAAAGACCACGGCCACCCATTATTTTGAATTTACTAAGGGTTAGGGTAGCGAGGTGGGTTCGTGGTTAAGTAGCTCGGAAATAAATCCATAACTGGCAGAAGGCGAACCAGCAGAGGGCAGGCCCGCTCCCTCCATTATTTTCCCAGCAGTAGAGGAGACACACTCTACAAACGTATCGCTCTCTTCGGCGGGGGGTTTAGGATTCGAATATACCTTTAGCGGCTAAATGCCATCATTGCTTATTTCCTATTTTCGTGCTATAATCCTTATAGGATGTGCTTATTCTTCATTATAGCTGGATAAGCGATGGTTGTATAGATTCACCACAAATAGAAGGAATATAGAATGGAAGATAATATTCAAGCTCCGCTTGCAGCTAGTGCAGATGGCAAATTCGCAACTGTATACGAAGCTATTGTCGCACTCGGAGTAGAAGGGGCTGCCGCTGTGTACAGGGTAGGTGTAGGGAATAGATTGACAACAGCTAGACCATAGGCGTGGTAAAGAGAAGCCCCGGGCAGCGAAAGCTGATCCGGGGCTTTTTATTGCCTTGAGTTTATGTATGAAGAGATTCCAGTTGTCTCTGCTCTTCCATATACTCCCTAGTGGCGTAGTTCATCATGAGGTTGCAATACTCTTCGTTTATCTGATCCATGTATTGCAACACTTTCTCCATGCTCTGGCATGGACTGAATCCATTATGACGGAGAATCTTTCTCAGATTACTCTCATTCCAGAAGTCTCTGGCCCAAGCCTCCAAAGCTACCGCGTAGAGACTTTTGATGCACCCGATAGGGGCTGGATACCAATATTGATTAGACATTATACCCTCCCGAACGTTACGATCACGCCTTGCTTGGCTAGGGTGGCCTGTAGTTCATCGAGTGAGTGGCGCTCTCCGCCTACGATGACATACTTCTCTTCCGCTCCTAGAGTCATCACACACTTAGTCTGGAAGGTAGGCCTATACAAGGCGTACACATCGGGTTGCCACTTGCTTCGCAGGCCTGTTCCGTAGCTAATGAACCGGTCTTCGGAATGATCCCGGATGTACAGGCACCGGGGACTATCGTCTGGCCCATCTACGGAGATAGGGTGTTCCATCCACTCCCTGATCTTATCAACGACGCCCTCTCCTACCTTCAATTGAGCGTACTGACAGTACTCAAGGAACGCATCAAACTGTTCGGCAGTGAAATTGCTGACATCGATCTCTTTAGTTTTCATTCTCTTCCTCCATGTCTGCAATGATTTCCTTCAACGCTTGAAGCGTGTAGGTGCCATTTAGCTCTGTAGTAGGACCAGTGTCACACTCATGAAGTGTGTACGCGGTCACTTTCTTCTCAGTGACGAAATGGAAGTCTACCCTTCGGAAGTCGTAGGTCGATTTCGAGTATCCAATGGCCTCTTTGAGTTCTTCCTCGTACCACAGGAATGTCATTGGACTTCCGTCGCTTTTACGAGTGTAGTCCAGCAGATTATCTCCAACCCACAGTAGCACTTGAGCCTTGTCGTACATGAAGCTGTTTCCGCTCCCAAACTCTATACCATAAGCCTTAAGGTGCTGTTGTACTGCGATGTTCTCTTCAGGGGTCTTCACGATAGTGTAAAATTTAACCAAACGCTCTTTCAATTTCATTCCTCCTGTCTGTGTTTTATGGGAGTATAGAGTGTTCTCAGTACCCTGTCAAGCTCTCTGTGATAGCGTGGTTTAGGCGCTCCTCTGCCCGCTTTAGAATGATATCCCACTCATCTCCTTCTTGGATTCCTACATACTTCTTCATCATCAGCGCACGATCAACAAGCCCCGCTCTGTAGTTCTGTCGCTCTTTTCTACGGTCCAGCACTCTTGAGATATGGTCCTTCTTCTTTGCCAACACGCTGATAGCTTTCCTTGCCATAAGAGTTGCATACTCGCGCTCCTCGGCGGTCATCCATTCCTGATACAGCAGTCCCAGACGAGTATCATGTTGTATGAGTGGAAGGTCTTTCCATATGATACCTACTCGTCCAGTATCAGAGACGGCTTTCCATTCCAGCGTAGTGCCGGTCTTATAGTCGGTGATCTTTACATTCTCCGAGTTAGATTGAGACTGGAAAGCGTGCCTCCAGTCTCGGTATACAGTCCACCGTTTCCAGTCGAAGAATGTCTCACAGATGGCTTTAACAGGTTCTCCGATTTTACCCTCCAGTTCTTTCAGGCGGTTCTCCTGCTCAGCACTCATGTATTTGATAGGTCGGGAGGCGGGGTCGTAGCACTCCTCGACCCGGGCCTCCAGTAGTTTAGGCTCCTCGTTACTCTCTTCCTCTCGGAACCATGCGAACAGCTTCTTAAACATATTCAGTCCTCCTCTCCTGTGATAGCTACCCTAGTCAGTATCCACACTTTTCGAGGGAGCCTAACGAGGAATAGCATAGTCATAAATGGTACTGCGATAGGCCAGAATATTCCAGCCAACACCGCCCGGGCCTCTCTCTTACGCCTCTCTGTACTTTCTCCCCTCCACCCAAGGAGGGGTAGTAGAGATTCCCATACGAACATCCCTATCACAGAGTAGAGCAATAGGCAGACCACTCCGACGACTATGCATGCGAGAATGAGAAGCCCTACTTGTTCCATGGTGCGATCCTCTTAAGTAGTTTACGGCTGTTCCAGATAGACAGAGCCCACTTAGGTAACAACACCACTTTCAAAACGCTGTATGTTGCGTAGAGTAGCAGAAAGCTAGCATACACTGTGTATGTAATAGGCCATAGCAGTCCCAGTACAATGGCAAAAGCCTCGATACCCTCTCTGTGATCTTTAGTCGCACTAGCTGGGAAGTTATCTTTGAAATACTCCGTGATACCCATGTAGGTCCACATGAACACAATTCCCCACGCGAGCGCGAGGACGAATAGCATTGGGATTATCTCCATTACTCCCCTCCTTTTCGAATCAAGTCGAAGTAGGCCCACACGTAGAAGTTGCACCACGCTCTGCCTATGGCCCAGCCTTCCCAATAGTCTTCCCAGTCCTTGTTCGGAGGGTTATTCTCGAACATGGATAACACGCATGAATCAGCTACTTCGTCCAAGAGGTGCATTACCGAATTAAGCGGCCCGATTCCAAAGGTCTTATCTAGCCACCCCTTAAATCGTCCCACGTCTGAGGCGGTGACGCTGGAGTCACTGCACAGTGCCAATCTCTCCAGAATGTAGCACATGTAAGGCTCTTCTTCGTTCTCTAAGAATGCCCGCATGCCCTCCTTGATTAGCGGTGCAATAGAATTAGAGTTCATTGTTTTCCTCCTTTCGAATCAGGTCGAAATAAGACCAGACATAAAAGTTCACCCAGTTTAGATCAGTATCTAGCAGGTAATTACGATGAAGAAGAGAGATAACTGAATCCCACGACGGAATCCCATGCTCCTCTAGTAGCCACTCTCTGAATGACCGATACTCTCCGTGGGAGATTTGCCCTTCTTCTGCTAGGTCGCTTAGAATATAACACATATACGTGTCCCGGGCGTTTACCAAGTAATCTTCCAGTCCCATCTTTATCAACTCTGCAACTGATCTCATTGTTTCCTCCTCTGAGAGCCCCACTAGGGCTCGAAATTTTTGGTTCGACCTCCGGTCAACACATCACAACCCAGTTGTACAGGTCGGCCTCCTCATAAGCTGATGGGTAGCGATTGTACTCCAAGAAGAACGCGTGGTCAATAGCTGAGTATTTGGTTGCGAAACTCGTAATGTAAGTCAGAAACCCGTTGCCCTCTTTCCTGAACAGGACGTATTCTTCAGTACCGTCCTTAAACGTATCTAGCGAGATAGTATACTTATCGAAGATCACAGCATTTCCTCCCGGCTAATGTAGTAGTTGTAGTCGTCCTCTTGGACGAGGAACGCACGATAGAAGCCTTTCTCAAAGTCTCCCTTGACCAGCACCAGATTGCCCTCCACCTTGCATGTATAGATATACATGGTGTTTGCTACTCGGATAACAGGATCATCCCCGGGACGAACATCCAGAGCAGAGAGCATAGCCTCCATTGGCATGCTTGTCAAGTGTGCAACTACAGCCGAGCAGTATTCTGCATCGCGGCCAGAAGTATCTTCTGCATAAGCGGGAGCGACCCCGCATGAATGCAGGGCAAGTGTAAACGCAATAGCTACGAGTTTCTTGAACATACTAACCCTCCTCTTGATCTGTCTGGGGAACATCCGGTCTAGGGTAGACGAATGTCTCTGGATACTTCATACATCTTAGCTCATCTTTGCAAAATCCGTCAATCAGTTTCTCATGTGCGAATTCCGCAGCCTTGTAGTAGCGATTAGCCTGTCTTGCCTCCACTCGAAGGAGGTGGCTTATCGTGTGAGCGTTGATATTACTAAGACTTGCAAAAATTGTCAAGAGCTTTTTTGCAGAAAGAGGAATCGACCTTTCATCGGGTCTGTACCAGTCCAGCCGGGCAACTCCTTGGAGAACGTCGTCTACCCACAACGGGTAGTCTCCGTCTAGCTCGACCATGACTTCGTACATTTCAGGCTGAACAGCGTTGAAAAAGAAAGAGGGCTTTCGCCCTCTGCTGGTATCTAGAGGAGGAACAAGCCCCCTCTCCACCTTGTGAATCAACCGATCAGCATTCGCCCCTATCCGAGACTTTAGCTCCTCGATCTCTTCACATGTCAACATACGGAGGGCACACCTTAGATTTCTCGATAGTGAACACGCCTGCGCATGTCAGGTTAGCAGGTCCATACCACTTGAACATGTTGTTGATATCGTATCGAATCAACTGGCGGAACTTCTGCCCGTCGCACATATCAACGTCGAACCACGCCACGACCCATCTGACGTAATCTTCAGGGTCGTTCTCTTCTCGCCATCTGCACTCTAGATCAACGTGACTGGGCTCTAGAACGTAAATGTCTTCGAACCCTGTACTCTGGTTGTTCTTAAGTCGGATGATTCGAGCGCGAATCCATTGCATGCACCTGCGGTTTGGGTCTGTGATATCGCAGACTACCGGAACCTCTTGAACCTCAACTGTATACATGATTGTACCTCTATTTGTTTTACAAGAACGCCATGATTCTGTCTCTATCTGCATGGCGGTACAGATTGAAGCAAGGCACACCTCTAGAGGACGCCAGTTGCCAAGCGGTCCTAGTCCCGCCTTCTGGAATCCCGTTGTGGTCTGTCTTGCTCCAGCACACCAAGAACTTGCTAGGCGTGTTGAGATCGATTCCCAGTACTTGGAAAACGTTCCGAGTGTGGGCTCGTCTTGCGAACGGGCTTAGAACGGACCTCCCGTCATTTCTGACAGAGTTCCAAGCCGGATGAATTTGACTGGCAATGCCTTTAGCTTCTTCCCATTCAGCCGGCAACTCTTCCTCTGGCAGGATGGTAGCTCCGAGCGTCTCAGTTATCACATACTGATTGAACCCGGGCTCCGGCAGATAGATTTCTGCTGTAGTTCCTCCTTTATTATTGGAGATATAGTCTAGCCATCCCGATTCGAACGCTGAGTCCGCTCCCTTCGCTCCTCCTGACCGAAGAATAAAACCTTGTTCTGCCAGTTTACGGCCTACCTCTCGAAGGATGCCCCACTCTCTGTTTGGCGTATCCCTACTTCCGACTCCTGTGTAATACTTCATAAGATCACCATTTCGGATAGCTCTTCTGGTGTTACCCATTGATGCCGGTATTCTCCGTTCTTCGGGTTAGAATATTCCAATAGAACAGGGTAATACTCGTCTCGGTAATCGGTGTCTATAACCTCGCAGTTCCAACCTACAGGGATAGGACAAGAACGCCCCTTGGGGGCCATCTTAGTTCCAATAGACAACCTGCCTTGACTAGCCGCCTCATTGACGCTTATCAGGCTGTATCTGTGTTTTAACGCTTCAACTACCTTGACTTGGAGGTCTAAAAGTTCCTCGATTGTAAAGTGGCTTACATCGATTGTCATATTACTCCCTCCCTTCCAGTTTCTTGAATTCTTTGTCCAGCTTAGCTAGATGCTTATCCAACTTGTCTAGCTTTTTATCCTGATAAAGCTGGAAAGCCTCCGAGCCCGGGGCCAACCAAGTCCCCTTATACTTAATTGCACCCCGGATCATATCTCCTCCTATTACAGTTCGTAAACGTATACCTGAAACTGGCCGAGCGTCTCCTCGATAAGAGGCTCGACATTGCTCCAGTCCTCTCCGGCTAAACCGCAGCCAATCTTCGGCAGACCTACACACAACTCCGAGGTAGGAATCGCCCGAGCGTCAGCCTCTGCCTCAAGGAACAGAGACATAGTGTACAGGGCTTGGCCCAGTGCGTCAAGCTGAGTGTAGACTCGTCCCTCTTCTCGGCCATAGTTGTACTGCCCGTACAGATTGTAAATCGATCCATACTCGTTAATTGTGAAGGTGAGGGAGCCGAGTTTGCCTCGATCCCCTTTCACCGTTGCTTGGTCTGCCTCGTAGGCCTCCGGGAATTGCTCCCGGATTTGCTTAGCAATGCCGCTGCCCATGGTGTTGAAGCAATTAGCCTGATGTGCAATAGCGTGCAACTCTTTGTTTTTGAACGCGGCGAGTAGGTCGCCCTTTCGGTATTTAATCATTTGAACCTCTCTACACTTGTGAATCTGACTTCAGAGCCTCTCGCTCCGTGAGCAATGTCCGCGTACATTGAGTTAATGGCAGCAAACGGGGACCAATACTCCTTCTCCCAGATTTTGAACTTGAACATTTTGTGCCCTTTATTTTCTGGGCGACCTTGTTCGCAGAAGGTTGTAAAGTAATATTTAGCTAACACCTTTATCCTCCTTATACTCCGTTCTTAATCCGATAACGGATAGATGCCAAGTCATTGTTCTTCAGGTCTTCGGTGTCCCATTTCCCGTCTTTGAAGAACGTCCGCAAGGAACCAGTAGCCTCCTCCTCTTCAGATACATTATCTTTCAACTGGAGGAATCGCCCATTTTGCAGGTCTCGGTACACTTTCAGGAGGCCTTTAGCCGACTTCTTCTTGCTGTCAGTTTTCGGGTCTTTGAAGATTGCAATGCCTTCACCGTTCACTTCCGTGTAGGTAGCTTTCACTGCGAATCCGAAAGTATCCCGGGTGTTGCACTGGTAAGTGTAACTGCCAACTCCAAACACTACGTTCAGGGAAGCGAAACCTTTCTCCTTCAAGCGCTCCAAGATTTTAGCTGCTCGGCGAGTCGTAATGGAATCCCCATAGATCAAACCGATATGAGAATCGAGCATCTTATAACCTGCTTCATTCACAGTACCGCCGAAGGTTTCCCACAGAACTTGGATAGCTCCCTTCACCTGTGCCTCGCTCACTTCTTCGAGTTTATAGCCAACTACATACTCGTATTGGTCCCATTCGGTGGGAATAACCTTGAAGTACTTATCTTCAAAGTTCAGAACAAAGGCGTCGTTTCCATTAACTGCATCCATGATATCCCAGTGTTCGAGAGATTCAACAACTTCAATATCGCCTAGTCCACAGATAACCTCTACAGGGTCACCAGAATCAGGGCGAACAACCAGCTTGCCATCCCGCTCCATGATCTGATCCTTGATGGACGGCAGAATGTCAGTAAGCACGCCCCAGAAGTCGAAGCTGTCTGCCACGTACGACAGAATACCACTCGGGAACTTACCCATCAGTTCGACAAGGAACCGACGTTCTGCTTCCTCACGGCCACCTTCACCTTCCCCATCATTCATTTCTTTCTCAATACGAAGGATGTTGCTAGTAGCTACAGCGTGTTCAGTCGCAGGTACGGAGCAAGCTATCAGACCAGTCGCGCTATAGTAGTCCTCGGCGTAGATAGCCGCTGCCAAGGTGTCCGAGCCTACGAACGAGGTCAAGTGACCAACACCACTTCGGGCCGCGTCTTCAATCCCACTCATACCCCGGGCACTGAAGTCGTGAAACTGAACGGACAGCAGGAAGTCGTCGTAGCACCCAGTGTGGTTCGCGTAGTACCGGCCCATAGCTGCGTATTCTGCGGCAATGGTTGCGTTGGTTGCGGTCTTCCAAGTCATAGCCGAAATCAGGGTCTCATGGTAGTTCACCAGCCAGTAGAACTCAGGCAGGGTATTCTTGATAGTGAGCACAGGCACGCCCATAGGAACGCTAACGCCCTCGGTCAAAGACTTAACCTCCAGAGGCAGATAGCCGAGCTTGTGAAGGGCGCGAAGCTGCTCCACGGCTTCCATTTCCCGGCCAAAATAGCCAGTCAGGAACCGGGAATACCGGCCAACGGCGTTCTCTTCTTCAGCCGCGAAGAAGCCTTCCCAAGACTCTACGATCTCCATCCAAGCGGCCCGTCCGCCGACCCACTTGAGAGTGCCGTCGTAGAAGTCGGTGGCATGCGTCTTTCGATAAATCTTATCGGAGCGAGGGGTCAGGTTGCTATAGACAAGCTGAGTTCCTTCCGAGTACATGGAGCCGTGTCCAATCTTGTACCCATCAGTGGAAAGATGCGGCAGAATTTTCATGTTATTTCCTCCTGTTGTGTTGAATAGGCCCAGACTACATCAATCTGGGCCTCCTGTCAATATTCGACTTCTTCTACTGGCAGCGTCAGCACAGGGTAGATGCATGGAAGGCGCAGCAATGGTTGCTTCTTGCTGTGGAAGTCTTCCCAAAACTTATCGTGCATCGTCTTGTACCGAGCGTCCAGTTCCTCCTTGGTGTCGAACTCCTCCACCTTGACAACCCTCTTCTCTGGAGCCGAACGCTTATACTCTACAATCCAGATACTCAAGCTCACAGGCGTTCCGCCTTGGAGTATTCAACCGGAATGACAGTTAGCGCTTCGTGCTCTTTTTGAGGGAGCGTGTCCGATGTGTAGATGCATCCGAAGGAATCCAGCAAGCAGTCGATACCCTTACTGAAGATTCCATGAGTGACGAACAGGTCAGGGAGCACTTTACTGTACTCTCTCAGGGCCTTAGATACGCTTCGGAATGTAGCACCTCCGTCGCAGATATCGTCGATCACCAGAAGCGGAAGTTCAGGATCGATATCCGAAGGATTCAGAATTTCAAAGCCTTCGATTTTACCGGTCTGGAGATCGCGCTTCTTATTGCAACGAATTACAGCGGCTGCTCCGGCCTTCTTTGCAAAATCCTCGGTCCGCTTTGTTGCTCCGATATCAGGGGCTACGAGTTGGTACTGCTCCCACTCTGAGCGGTTCAGCAGGCCACCGAAGACCGAAGATTGACGAACAACTTCGACGTTGTTAATCAGGTGCAGAGTTGCGTCGCTGTGAGGGTCCACAACGATAACTCGGTCGTATCCGGCAGAGTTCAGCAGGTTTGCAAACACTTTCAAACTGAAGGCGTCGCCCGGATTGCACCGACGGTCTTGGCGAGCATACGGGACATAACCCAGCAGAAGAGTCATGTGCGGATTAATCATTTCTGCTCGGATCGCCTCGGTGACGTTGAGAAGAGCCATGATATCATCACTATTCTGAATCTGAGCTTTAACGTTTACGAACGCATGGCTCTCGATGCCGCCCACATTAACGCCCACTTCGCCGCCCGGGAACGTCCACACTTTTGCCTCTTGCCACGGACGGCTCATAACACCTTCCATTTCCTGAAGGCAACCTACAGCATAACTAATCATACATCCTCCTCACAGTTTCACAGAGAAGCGATTCCGCATTGCTTCCATCGTGCTCTCGGGAACATCGTGTACAGACTTATTCCCATGGCGATTCTCTACAATCAGAGAGATAACAGTGTAGCCAAACTCTTCAGCCATGTCAATGTACGGTGCTACCTCTCGCTCCCGGGTGCTAGTATTGGATACGATAACCGCATCTAGTCCTATCTCCATAGACCGCCGCGCTTTGTCCATGCACTTTTTATGAGATTCAGCTACCCGCTCAGCTTTCCACACATACTTGCCGAACTCCATTTGGTAATCGTCCGCTTCGCAGATAGACGCCTGCCGGCCTGACTCCCAAGCCTTGTTATACAGAATCTCGGCAAGAGAGGACTTCCCGGAACCCGGGAGTCCTCGAATGATGTACAGAATCTTCTCCTTCATATATCCTCCTTTAGATTCGAGCCATGTCGAAATAGGTCTCGATCAGAAGACGGCGCTGTGCGTCAGTCATTTCTGAGAACCGAGCCTCATCCACTTCATTTACCAAGAAGTCTACCAGAGGATAGAACTCTTCGTCAAGCGTCTGCTTGAATCCAGCCGGGTCTTGGTACATAGCATTCACCTTCTTGCTGCCCATCCGCATGATGAACTTCTTGCCAAGGTAGTGAGTCGACTTGCACTTAACAGTACCTATGCTAGTCCTCACCATGTAACCCTCTTTCTCGCAGGAACTCAGCAAACCCTTGGCGTGCTCCCAACTACACTCGATATGCTCTGGGCGGAGAATCTTGACACAGCTTCCAGCCGACATGCCATGTGCATATGCATCTAGAATATTCTCGGACTGTTGCTCGCCAGTGAAAATGTCCCTCACGCCAATCAAGTACGCGCCCTCTTCCTCTTCCACAATGTGAGGGTCTTCCGGCGAGCAGATTTCAAAGTTGTACGTAAACCCTGCGATGTAGTCATCTGGATTCTCAGACACATACTTCCGACCAAGTGCAACATAGTCACTAGTCAACGATCCGGTGGTGCTGAAGATTAGCGAGCCATTGTGCTTAGTTACAGAGAACATGAATCCGTTCACTTTCTCAATCAGACGAACCCGGAACTTAGGATAGAGGAAACTACCAGCTCCATTCTCCCCTAGGTTGAATACCTTCTCGAAGGGGCGAACAATGCAATCGCCGGAATGTTGGTCGAACACGTGTCCACGCGCTTCGAGAAGAAGCGGGTGCTCGTTCCACAGGTTATCATAGAATACCTTGCGAGCGTATTTAACAACCGACATACCGTTGAAATGCTTGACCGTGACCAGCTTTTTAGCGATCAAGTCCTTGTACATTCCAATGTGAAGTTTACCTTCCATCCTATTCCTCCTTATTCTACTTCGACAACAGGGCAGAACTTAGCCTTCTTTGCCTTTAAATATGCTACCAGAATCCCATCTTTGCTGGTCGATTTACTCGACATAAGACGCGACAATCGGTAGAAGACCCATACTCCGTAAAAGATTGTGATGATACCAATCCATACAAACCCCATTACAGCCAGAGTGCTACCTAGAACATACCCAGTGAGCGGACCGAGGACCAGCGCGTACAGGACAGAGCCTACAACGGCAGCTAGAGATACAACCGTTGCCGCAAGCCACACAACAAGGAGCACTGTCTGCCAGAAATAGGAGCAGAGAGTTACAATTTGCCAACCGCTTGAGATAGCCGAATAGACCGGGGTCTCGAACGTACGATGGAGCCGCATATGCCACGAATTCTTATCAATCTTCATGCTTGTTCCTCCGGGAAGATGTTGAAGTTAAGTACGTTATGCTCTTCAAGTTCCATGGAGGCTACCATCTTATAACCTCCGAGCTTGTGAACGATCTCCAGTATACTCTCAATAGAGAATTTGTCAACATGCTGCTTCATCAGATTGGAGATTCGGCTCTGATGGGTTCCACACCGCTCTGCCACTTCCCGTTGAGTCAGCCCAGACTGAGTGATGTAGTGTGCAGCAACAACCATTACAGTTTTCTTGAAATCCTTGACCGGATCATTCATGTTAGTCCTCCTTATTGCTCAGCGTTACTTTGCCATTGAATACTCGGAATTGGGCGATCTCAAACTGATCTGTCCATTGAGCGTCCTCGAAAGACACTCCTTCGAATGTGCCATCTTGTTTTACATCCGAGGTCATGACGACGACGAAAGGAACTCCGTCGTCGTGGATCAGTTCAACCAGAGTGTTAGCTTTAGGTGCAACACCGTGCTCGCTACGCGAAATCAACACATTGACCATTCTTTCCTCCTTTACTTGTGATGATCTACGACCACAAACTCTTGCTCTCGCATGTATTCCCTCACTTCGTCGTAAGAGAATACCTGATGATCCGGGTGATTGTCAATACCTACATCAAGCCGCTTACCCTTGGAAGGCAGGCTACCGTGAGTGTGACCATGCAGGTGCCAAGCGCCATGATGAGCGGTATTCCACGTCTCGAAAGGATAGTGGCACATGACGATCTTAACTCCGTCGATCCTCACTTCCTTGTAGTCTCGGATATCTTCGACGTGCGATAGGTTGCTGTCTTCAATCAGCTTCCACAGTCGGCTATCACAGTGATTACCCTTGAGGAAAGTGATCCGACCATTCAACTGTTTAATGATATCCAGTACAGATTGTAGCTTGTTCTTACCTGCAAAAGCGAAGTCGCCCAAGTGATACACTTCGTCAAAAAGACCGACCCGGGAGTTCCACCGAGAGATAAGCTCCTCGGTTTGCTCCTCGAAAGTCCACGGCCTGTTGCAGTATTCGATCACATTCTTATGGAAGAAGTGAAGATCGGAAGAGAAAAATACAGACATTATGCCTCCATTTCAAATTCGTAAATTTTGTTAATCCTGCGGATGAGTCGCATAGCGGCCCCTCCCAGCAGATGTTCACGCTCCGGCTCCATACTAGCCATAGCCTTGAACTCTGATAACATATCTCGACGCTCGTAGTGGAAATCTACTACCCAGTAATGGTCCGCACTAATCTTACCCTCTCGGTACAGATGCCCTTCTATGCCCAGCCAGTGATCTACTGCGTCTTTCTTCAGAAGCTCCTTCGGAGACCACTTATCTACACCTCGCAGCTTCTCGAAGAAAGAGTAAGGACGCGAATAGCTGATGATAGCTTCCTCTACAGCCGATTCAGCCTGCAATTGGACTAACTCCCATCTTGCAAGGACTTCTTTAATCTCCCCGGTGGTGACTGGGGTGTAGCTGTACTGCTCTTTATATTCATTCCACACTGTACTGTTCTCCTACATAGCCTTTGAATTTGTCGGAACGAGTTGTCTTCTTCCGTGCCTTGTTTTCCAGAACTGATGCTTCCCTTTCGAGCATGCTCAGTTGGTTGCTATACTTCTTGATCCGCTTCGAGTTACCACTCATCACAGAATTTGTAAGATTTGCGATAGTATCGCAGATTTTCACTTCTCTTGCAACCGGATGATTACGGCAAGCTTCGATATACTTACGGTAGCTCTCAGCACGGTTCTTATCGAGAATGACCAGAGCCTCTACGATGTGAGGCATCACGCCCATGGACTCCAAGTCTTCCTCTGTCAACTCTGTATCCTCCAGAACGTCGTGCAGGAAGCACACAGCGAGAAGAGTGTCCATGTACGGAAGGTCGGAGAAAGCCTGACCCGGGTCCATATCTTTAGGAGCGTTGCGAGCCACGCAGACTGTATGCACCTGATTCAGATGGTAAGCATACGGGAAGTTGGTCTCTCCGTACCGCTGACCTTCGTGAGCCGAGAGTGCGATCTCAATAGCGATACCAAGCTGAGTGTTCATATTAGTCTCCTTTGTAGAATGTGTGGTTGCCTATCTTGATTGTGCGCTTGTATTTCCTAGCCCACCGAGGAAGCTTGCCATTATTAGCCCGTCTCACCTTCCTCTCGTTGAGGTAGTGATCGGCTCCTCTCGTTGGATCGACAGTATACCCATATAGGGCGTTGTATGCAACATGTTTCGCTGCCTCCCACTTGTCAAGCTCCTTGACACCTTGCCGAATACTCCCATCGCAGGTGTAGGAATACTGGCACTTGAAGTAGAGCACTCCAGCTACTGTGCTCGGCCACCTGTCGTGCTTCATTCTGTTCACTACGGTGTGTGCTACAGCAATCTGACCGATCTCCGGTTCTCCCCGGGCCTCGAAGTATACAGCTTCAGCCAACAACCTGCAAGGCTTTCTGTACTCACACAAGGTGCGCTTGCTTTCTATGATTTGACCGGGACTGGCTTGGAATTCCACTACAGGCTCCGTGCCGTATTTTAGACGAGAGTATTCCATGTCGAGGAACATCCCAATGAAGGCTAGAAGGATCGACAAAACGAGAGCTTCTAAGGTTTCCATAACACCTCCTTAGACAAAGAAGCCCGCCTTGTGGGCGGGCTGTATATCACTCGGCTATTATACTTCAGCCCAAGTTGTAACGACGGGCGTAGTCTTTGTTGGGGAACTCGACCATCATCGACTGAATGTGAATGTTGCCTTTACGATCCTTCTGGATTTTGGCATTTTTCACAATCTTACTAGCCTGCGCCTTTGCCATAAGCTCTGGACTTACAACCAGATCGATGAATTCTGCACTCCGATACCCGGCACCAGCCGGGGCCCAGAAGCCGTACTGGGTCACCGTCGATGTAGGTACAAGGTACAGGTTGTGCAGACGCACAGCAGTGTTGAAACTCAGCTTGCTGATGTGCTTCGCTTCCCGAGTTTGGGTTTCAAAACACCCAGTCGTGTAGTTGAATTTGTAAGTGAGAGCATCCATGAACTGAATGACGCTTCGAATCTGGATAGCAGAAGTATCCAAGAGCTGGAACTCCTCAGCCGCGTCGATTGCAGTGGTCACGTTGACAGACTTAGCGTTGAACATTTTATATCCTCCTTATTCTTCAGGGACAAATACACCGCCGATTACCCGGCCAGCGCGAATTAGTTTACCAGTTGGGAACTGAGCACGCAAGGTCTTTTTGAAACGACTTTGAATTTGCACAGTTAGCCACTTACCCCGGTAGTTCTCAAAATTAGTGATCTGATCCTTGCGTTCGTCAAAGTCACCGTACGTCACCTCAAGCAGCTCTTGAGGTACAGGGTCAAACACCACCAGAACAGCGTTCCCATTCTTGTCTACCACGTAGTTCACGATCTGCATTTCCATATCGAAGAACTCTTTGTATTTCTGGAGTCCACTGGAACGCTTACCAGACTCGTACAGCCCTTCCGGGCTACGCCACATGATGCCCTCATAGCCGTTCTGACGATACACGTCGTGAAGGCGTTTGAGGTCTTCGAAAGTAGAGCAGAATACGTACTCGACGAAGCGAATTTTACCGATCCCGGCAACAGTCGCAGCCTTGAACTGGAAGTCTACCAGACGCTCCTTGAATGTCAAGCCTTCTTTCACGATATCGAATACGTGAAATTCCATCCGCTTACGAAGACCGTAAATAAAGGACGTGCTGTCCACTTCATTCAGGAGACGATCATACTCCTCCTCTCCGTTCTCTAGAGCGTAGGCGTCAAGAGCCTTCTCAGCCTTCATCCACTTATCGTAGGCATCCTCTCGCTTGACCGCCGAGTTGATATCCTCCAGCACCTCACCGTGGACGTACAGTTCGCCGTCCCACACATCACCCTCTTGCATGATCTCTTCGAGTTCTTTGATGATGTGCGGTACATTGTAAGGTTTACCCATGCGAGACGCTAGCGTAACTACGCCATTGGCTTTCTTAGCCATGCAACGCAGGCCGTCTAGTTTAGGAGAGCCATACCCCTCTTTGTATTTAGCGGGATCAAGCGGTTTTGCGAGCATAGCCATAACAGGGAGATCGTTGAGTTCTTCCTTGGCTGCACGATAACCCTTGTCCAACTGCTTGCTCACCTTGGACTGAGCCTCAGACACGGCCTGCTCCTCTACAGAGCGTTTCTGCTTACCAACTCGGATGTTGGTAACCTGAGAGGTCATGGCTCCATGTTCTTTGCCGTATTTCACGACGATATTGAAGCTACCGTCTTCCTCTCCGACCACCTCTACAGTCCACTCCTTGAACCCGCCTTTCTTGTCGAGTCCATACAGTCGTTGAAAATAACTCATTGATCCTCCTCGTATTTGATGACAAGAACATCATTCTCCCGTAGGTGCCTAAGACCTTCGTCGAGCCGATATTCGTGCTTATAGTACACTACTTTGATCCCAGCTTCAACCACCGAGATAGCACAATTTTTACAGCAAGAGTGAGTGACGAACAGGGTAGCCCCTTGGGCACTCTCAGGGCTGCGTATAAGGGCCCTCAGTGCGTTTTCTTCAGCATGCCTCACCTCTGCTTTGGTTACTCCCGTTTCGTCCTCCAGCGGCCCGTTTAGGTGCTCTGGAAGGGCATTATACCCGCAACTGATGATACGGTTACGTTTTACTAGAACTGCACCAACCTTGGAACGAGTCGAGTCGCTGCACTTAGCGAAGGCCTCAGCGGCCTCCATGTAAGCTTTAATATGCTTGACCTTCACGACTAGCCTCCAATTAGAACTGCAATCTCCTCGTAGTACCCCTCTTCAGGGCACGCGAATTCCATGTAGTACTCGTCAGTGTCTGTCAAATAGACAACGCTAGGCGGGTAATAGCTCCAAGTCGGGTCTCCGTGTTCAATCTCCGCTACCTTCAAGTTGCCATACACAGTGCGAAGAGTCTGTAGAGCCTCGATCACATCGTCGATGCGCATTACAGTGGGTTCAGTCGGTTCAGTCATATCTCCTCCTTAGTTTTCTACTTTACAAACGGCATCGCCCCGGCGAAGGAACACTTGCACTGATGGCTTTCCGCTCCACTTGTCCCACGCTTCAGCTTTAACACTGACAGTCTTAGGATTGATTGCAACCACCTCGCCTACCAGCATAACCATTCCAGTTCCGCCTAGGCAGAATGCTACTGCGTCGCCGATCTCGATATCCCTTCCTGCTACGTCCTTCATTTGTACTCTCCATCTGCACCCTTGATTAAAATAACGAAGTCCGAGGGATCATCACTGCCGTAGGCCTTTGCCCGAAACTCCTGCTCGTATTTATTCACCGCCTCCGGATCACTTTTAACCTCAAGCTCTTGGTAGAGGTCTTCCATAAACCAACCCAAGTCCGTGGTCGCAGCCGAAGCCGAGAGGTGACCAAGAAGTCCTACCAGCATATTGATCTCGTCGCTCTCCAACTCCAACTTGTGACCGTTACGTTTTACTACTTTCATATTTCCTCCTATCGCTTCTGCCCGCTTACGTCAAAGTACGATTTCCACTCTTCTCCAAAGAGTTCTCTACCCTTATCGTCGTAGACTCTATGAGCCTCTTCTGCTGTTTTATAGCAACCGAGATAAATTCTCTTACCTTCATACCTGATCCGGGCAACATACCTGTTGTTTCTAAAAAAGATACCGGGGTATCCGTTTGTATTACGGGCAGACGCAGGTTTATTCTGCTGCTGCTCTGAGTCCGTCGCCCACCGGCAATTAGACTTGCAATACCCTTTTGTCGAGTCCTTTCTATCGAGAGTCTTTTTCTCAGGACGGTCTCCCATGTCCTCATAGAACCCCTCGAATGTCTTCCACTTAGGGGCGATGGCAACGTCCTTATAATATTTGTAACTCTTATGCTTTGGGTTCGTACATCTGTCTATCATTGTCCTCCAAGAATTGTGTGTCGGAGTTCCATACATTCCATGGGAGGATAAGAGCTTAGACTGCATGCACCCGCAACTCTTATTATCTCCTACCTTGAGCGCTCCAGTTCTAATTTTCAAAATGGCTCCGCATACGCATTCGCAAAGCCAAAGCACCTCTCTTGAATTACTCCTCGACCCGGAGTCTCCGATTACCCTGAGATATGTGAATGTCTGCCCTGTTAGGTCTTTAACTGCCATCCTACCTCCTTACTTGACGAGTGGCCACACCGTAAGCTGGTTTGCTACCCTCGCCCGTGTTGTGTTTCTTCTGCACTCGGCTGGCATTGACGGTGTAACGCCCTTTGCCATACTCTTCATCTATCCACGCTTGGGCCTTAGCTCGCTGAGACGTGTGGACAAAGATGTAGTAGCCAGATGCATCCTTGATAAACCAAGTGGCCGGGGGCTGGAAGTCCAGACGTGAAAACTCTTCATAGTCGATCACAGTCACCTTCTGCTTAGCCACTGTATACTGCCCCACTACCGACTCTTTTGCAATGATTTTATCAATCATCTGAGTTGAAAGATCAGAGTTCTTCGAGGTCAATTTCTACCTCCTTTCCTAGTCCAGTATCTGCAAAGAAGCTATCGAGACTCAGAGCGTGGTATTGAGACACTTTGTAACCACCACTCTTCAGAAGGCTGTGAGCGGCCTCCTCTACTTTGTCCTCTGTCAGTCTCCAGTCCGCACCTAGGAGTACTTCAGCTAACTGCTCTACACTCGGAGGGTTCCCAATCCACAGACCCATTCTACTGTCAGGCTCGTAATCTTCTTCCCATACAAGTTCCCACACTAGGTTACTCATTGGTACACCTCCTTCTTACGAATAGAATACATAACCCACTCGTCTTTTCCTGTCTTCCCGCACGGAATGTCTACTTCACACTCTGCGTTTACAATCAGGCCCGCTACGATGAAATCAAGAAGCTCCTCGTCTGGTTCTGGCAAGCCCGGGTAGGACGATACAACCCTGCGGATAGTCTCCGCTTTGGTATTGCCCAGTACCCCAAGCATGTGGAGATCGAACTCTCCACTGTAGTCGTCCCAGAGTTGTCCAAATATCACCCATACACTATTCATACCTAGTAATCCTCCTTCAGCTTGTTGGTGTCCATTAGGCAGCCTCCTTCTTCTTGTCCAGCAACTTAAGGCATCGTTTGCAGGTGATATGATTGCGGTAGCGGGAGAAGTTCTTCTCCTCGAAGTCGCCATCGGTGCCACAGAAGACGTCATACGGTTCTTCACTGTCCGCTTCTGTGCCGCCGTCCCACTCGTCGTAGTGAACTGTTCGCGTCGCCATTCACTTCACCTCGATTCCGGCTTGCTGGAGGGCTTCTTTCACGGCATCAAGCACTGCGTTGTAGCTGCCGATTATCAGGTTGCCGTAGATGTTTCTTGTGGGCTCCATTTTCTCCGGCAACTCCACCCTCAGAGCCGCGCGGCTGGCTTGCCATATCCGCCAGTCATGATGTGGTGTGTCGTGGATGTATTGATGCGGCGGATGCTCATATCGATCAAGGGTGAAGCCATGGTGCCCATCCTTAATTTGGGCCGCGTAGTTACGCACGAACCACGCTTCAAACTCGTCTCTCATACTCCGCAATCCTCCTGAATCTCTTTTAGCAGCTCGGAAGGCATAACCGACAGCGCCAGTTCCTCCAGAGCATGGATGTAATCCTCAACATATTTCCACTCCTTTCTGATCTTCTGAAGGTACACGCCTTCTTTACTGTTGTCAATAGCCTGACCCTCCAACTCCTGCATAAGTTCGAACATCTTGTATATCCTCCTTTGGCCGAAAAAATGGCCGGCGACTACTGTCCCGGCCTGATGATACTACTCTGAAATTTCTTCCATTGCAAGGCGTTTCTTTTCAAAGAAATCGCTGAGCTTGTCTTCTAGCTCTTCGCCACCGATGTAAAGCTCTTCCCCTGCCTTTACACGCTCTAGCTCCTTCTCAGTCAAGAAGTCACTGTAGACGTGATCTACCCATTTATCGCACCACGCTGAGCTAAACGCTGCATTCCTCAGGCTATTCCTGAAATCAGCAGATATAACGCCAAAAGAAGGCGCGTGGATCATGAAATATGTGAACTGGTCGATCTCAACGGAGTCGCAGGCTAGCGCTATGGCAGTCATGGCAGACGCACACTCGCCTTCAAGACGGGCATGCACTGGAGCTTGACACTCCTTGATCGCTCGGATTATAGCGTTGGCGGTCTCTACCTGTCCACCGCATCCGTTAATGGTGATGTACACTTCATCATTCTGACCTGCATTTTCAAGGGTCCAAAGCTCCTCTGTGAGTTCTTCGAGGCTCTTGATTACGTATGGCAGAAGGATGGAGTAACGATTGCTAACACTTTGTGTACATGAAACAGGCATAATACCTCCTTTACAAAAATGGGCCCGAAAGGGCCCTTATTACTGAATCACTCCTCGCTTTCTTTCTGGCCAGAGCCCAGCATTGCAAAGAATGGAAGGAGGATTGTGCTCAGCTCTCCGCTGACAGCTTCACCAACTTCTGCACCAGCCTGAGCTACACTCAGGAACTCTTCAGTGCGTACAAACTTGTCAACCTTGACGAGGGTTTTAAAGTCTACTCGTTCCAAGAACGCAGTCCCGGCTGCTTCCGCCAGAGGTTCGAGGTTTACGACTTCCATAGCGCGATCCAGAGCTTCCTGATTGATCTCTAGGCCGTTCTGGGCTGCAACCTGCATCAGGGTAGACTTCACAGTCTGGATTGCGTAGTCTTTGAAAAACTCACGTTGTGCTTTGTTAAACTTCATTCACTTTTCTCCTTTGTAGTACGACGACGGCGGGTTTTTGGTTTATCTTCCGATTCAGTCTCTTGGACTTCCTCTACAGGAACTTCCTTAGCTACTTCTGTAGACTTTTCCTCAGTCTGCTTCTCTGCGCCTTCTCGGACCATCTTTACAGACTTGAGAGCGAAATTCATATTGGCGAAATGAGGGTCTTCGAGATCAATGCGGAAACCTTGATCGAAAGCATTTTGCATGCCCATCAGAAGGCTGAAAACGTCCCATTCTTGCACAATGACCTCATTGCCGTCAAGCTCTTTTTCAATCTCAGGGCTGACGCCTTCCTGCCGGAACATCTGCACTTGACAGAGGGTACCGTACACAGGATAGCCTTCAATCGACCGAACGACACGGAAACCTTCCTTCATGTGGGCGTGAATCGAGCGAAGCCAGACGATAGGGTTGTATTCTACGATATTGATAACTTGCATATTCTTTTACTCCTTGCGGGTTAGTGTTTTACAATAATACCACGTTTCTCAGGAATGTCAACCCATTTTGTTCTGGTAAAGGCTTGACATAGAGGAAATCTGTGGTATTATCAATATTCAGCGTGGGAGAGATATGTCTGAAAGCACTCACCGGCCCACGCCTAGCGCCTATGAAGAGGAATCCACAAGGGCAACCTGAACTCGAATGCTGTTAAAGGGTGGAGACGACGCGAAAGCGGAATGACAGCAATCCGATGCAGCCTACATGCTGCCCCTCACCGAACTCATCTGCATGAGTAAGAGGAATTGGATAGAGCCAAGGCACGTCTTAGGCAGATTAAATTCTGTATGGCGAGCCTTGGGACGACTCTATCCTTCCCTAGCCGAATCTATCTGCATGGGGTGTTCTCCTGATACACATACACAAATACCCACCACAGATAATCCATCAATCAACCCATAAGGAATTTCTATGAGATGTAAGTGCTGTGATAGCGAACTCTCGTTTGAGACTCCAGTCATCAATAAACATACTGGTAAGGAAGACGATCTATGCTCCTCTTGCCGTAGGTTTGCTCTCAATCCTACACTGGATCATGAGTATTTTGGTGGTTGGTATCCAAGCGAAGGAGTTACCGCTCCTCTCCCTACCGGGGACTAACATTGTATATAGAGTGCGCGTACTCTGACAATATGTATAAATAGTAGATTACGGTGCGAATAATTCTTTAAGGGCTTGACAACAGGAGATTTCGTGCTATAATCGGAGTATATGGGGCTTACAAAGCTTCAGAGGATTTAATATGACTCAAGAAAGAAACAAGGGCGGTCGCCCTACGAATGCCGAGCTAGAAGCCCGGGGTATCATTCAAACAGACCTAAAAGCAGGACTCAGACTTCTAAAGAAGAGCTTTGCAGAGAACATTAGGTTCCTACAAGAGCAATCTGACAATCCTGAGGTTTCTCTACAAATGAGAATCAAGCTCAAGAAAGAGCTTTCTGATATGTTCGTCGCTTACTACAAAGCTGACATTGCACTCAAAAAAGAGCTTGCAAAAGGAACAGAATCAGGAGATAATGAGAACACTGAAGAGGACAAGACTCCCGGAGTAGTTCTCGCGTTTTGATTAATTGCCGCTTCGTTCAATGGTAGGACGCCAGACTTTGAATCTGGAGATGATGGTTCGATCCCATCAGCGGCTGCCAAATGTAGTAAAAGAACATTCACCCGACAAGGAATGTGTCTCGCTCAGAGGACAGCGAGTAATAAGTGTCCTCCAGAATTAAGGGTCGGTGAGCGTAATTGGCAACCTACTGGATTCCAAATCCTCGTATTCTCTGTTCGAATCGGAGTCGGCCCGCCAAATTAGTGTTGACAGGAGCGAAGGTCTCCTGTATAGTGACGCCAATTGCTCGTATAGTGTAACGGATGCACAACGGTCTTCTAAGCCGTAAGGTCTAGGTTCGAATCCTAGTATGAGCGCCAAATTAGATGGACGGAAGCTAAAGTGGTCCCGGCATCTGGCTTTTAACCAGACCTTAGTGAGTTCGAGTCTCACCCGTTCAACCAATTTTAGTGAGTAAATCAGATAGGTTCTGAGGCTCCCTGCTAAGGAGTACGTCTGCTAACGCGGATGTGGATCGAGACCACTGCTCACTGCCAAATCACTGCCAAAATAAGTGATTTTAAGTGTTGACAAACTGAGTTTTTCATGTTTTAATACACTTATCAGATGAAGAAACAATTAGCGAGTAGCCCTGAGTAGGTCGGGAACTAGTCTAGAAAACTAGGCCGCTGTGATGAACGGTGAGGGTTCGACTCCTTTACTCGCTGCCAAATTAAGGCCCTGTGGTGGAATTGGTATACACATCAGTCTTAGAAACTGACGCCGAGAGGATTGAGGGTTCAAGTCCCTCCGGGGCCACCAAATTAAGAATCTCTTTTGCTATTTGGTTAGGGTTCGAGTCCCTACCCGGCGACTATGGCCGGTCTATGGCGGCCAAATAGTGAGAGAGCTAGGGGACGTGACGAAGGTAGCGCTGCTTTCCGACCTCCCCGGCGCTATAAAAGTTATCATGAAGGGGTTGACAAACAAGAAATTCATGATAATATAGGTACATAGAGTAACAAACAATGTAGCCGGGTAGCTCAATTGGTAGAGCACCCGACCGATAATCGGGCGGTTGAAGGTTCAAGTCCTTCTCTGGCTACCAGAATTTAAAGGCCCATTAGCTCAGTCTGGACTAGAGCAAGCCCCTGTCTAGGGCAAGGTCGTCGGTTCGAATCCGACATGGGTCGCCAACAAGGTCGTTGTAGAGATAGATGGCTACTATCATCCGGCTGTAACCCGGACGCCATAGGCTAGAGGTTCAATTCCTTCCTTCGACCACCAAATAGCGAGAGCGTTAAGACTGGCTGGCGCTGTCACTCGGCTCATAACCGAATACAAGTGGTTCGATTCCACCTCTCGCTTCCAAATTGCACTCCGAGGAACCCTAAGTGGTGGGTTCAGTGTCGCTACCTATCTCGGTAAGGGGAAGCGCCTAAGCTGGCACGGGTAATTGAGTAGCTGTGATAAGCTACTGGCAGCCAGTATAAATCGTCCGGCTCGGGCCCGTTATAGCTCCTAGATTTGAATTAGATGCTGTAAGCCATAGGAGGTGATCCAGTATCTCCCGGAGAGGCCCGGGTTAAAAACCTCCTAGTTTATTGCCCTCGTTGGCCGAGAGGATCAGGCAGCAGATTGCAAATCTGCCATACATCGGTTCAAATCCGATACGAGGCTCCAAAGTTTTATTCCGTACGGCCCATCAAGGCGATGGGGCTCGGCTGTTAACCGAAACGCGCTAGGTTCGATTCCTAGGTACGGAGCCAATTTCCAAAAGAGACTCTTCGCTTTAGAAGCAGAGTCGAACGCCCGATACGGGCCTTATAACCTCCTCGTAGCTCAGTCTGGTTAGAGTGTCGGATTTGGAATCCGAAGGTCGAAGGTTCAAATCCTTCCGGGGTGACCAATTTAAAGCGGGTTTCGTATAGTCTGGTTATTATTCTTGGCTTCCACCCAAGAGACTAGGGTTCGAATCCCTAAGCCCGCACCAAAAGTCGTAGACCTCAGTAACCCGGAGTAACGCCCGGGAGAAGATGTGAGTTCTACGTATATGCGCTTGAAGCTAGCTAGGTAGAAGCGCCGGGTTGAAATTCCGGAGGACTTGGATCGTTACCAAGCGGGCGCACCAAACAACGCAGTTATAGATTAAATGGATAAATCGCCAGACTTTCAATCTGGTGTTCCGGGTTCGATCCCCGGTAACTGCTCCAATCAAGTCCAAGCCGGAACATTCCTCCGTATGTGCTTTCAGCCGGCTTGGCATTATTCGTGTGGAGATTGTGTAGCCCGGATGCTGCCTTTCGGTTGTGACCCGATTGTTGGGGTTCGAGTCCCCGCCTCCAACCAATGTCGTGCAATGGTATATCGCGTTGACGCTTTTAGGCTCTCTGGATCGTAAGCCAGTAAAGCGAGAATAGCGGGCTCTCGCAGCAGAGCGGTAGGTGGTTCGATTCCACAACATGACACCCTTTCCTCCTCGCCTGTGCTGAACGGTTTCCTCCTCCTTTCCCGTCTCACAGGCTCTATTCCCTGCCCTTTAAGCATTTGTGGTGATGCACCGGCTTTGTAACCCGGCGAATTCTGTTCAAATCAGGAATGGGGCACCAATTCACTATCAAAGAACCCGCAAGCTCCCGATAGGGTTCACACTCTATAAGGTTGTAGCATGGAAAACACGAAGGTTCCTGATAAAAAACTCGGACCAATCGCGCTAGCGCTTAAAGAGGCCAGAGAGAATTTCGATCTCAGCCCTCATGTTATTGGTCCAAAATCTTTCAAACAGAAAGAGTTCACAGACAGCGATGCAAAGATCACTGTATTCGGTGGTGCTGCTGGTGCTGGTAAGTCTTATCTCGGTGTAATGGACTTCATGAAATATATCCATGATCCTAACTTCCGAGGTGTAATGACTCGTCGTACTACTCCTCAGATTAAAGGCCCGGGCGGTCTGCTTGAAAAAGCAACAGACCTATTCAAGCTCGTTGACCCTAAAGTCAAGTGGAAAGACAAAGACGGCAAGTTTGTGTTCTCTTCTGGTGCAGTTATTTTCCTTCGACACTTCGAACAAGAATCTGACAAAGACTCCTTCCAAGGTTGGGAGGTTAGTAAGTTCCTAGTCGACGAAGGTCAGCAGTTCACAGAAGGCATGGTGACATACCTTATCTCTCGTATGCGTAACCCGAAATGCTCGGTTGTTCCGCACATGAAGATTACATGTAACCCTGATTACAATTCGTTCCTTCGTAAATGGATTGAATGGTGGCTAGACCCCGATACAGGCATCCCTATCCCCGAGCGCTCTGGCGTAACCCGCTGGTTCGTTCGTAAAGGCGGAAAGATGTTCTGGGGCGACACCAAGGAAGAGTGCATTGCCCTTCATGGTAATCCCAGTCTAGCGCCTGACGATGAAGATCAGGTGAAGCCTATCAGCTTCAAATTCATCGCGGCTAACTGTTTCGATAACCCAATCTTGATGCTCAACGACCCTGAGTATGTAGCTAACCTTGAAGCCCTTCCTAGGGTAGAACGTGAAAAGCTCCTAGACGGTAGCTGGCACGCTAGAGAAGAGGGAGCTGGATACTTCACAAGGGATTGGTGTCAAATCGTTCCCCATCCGCCTCTACGGGTGCTTAAAAGGGTACGTGCATGGGACATCAGCGGTAGCATCGAATCCGAAACCAACAGAAACCCCGACTGGACAGCCGGCGTGCTGATGAGCCGTACAAAAGAAGGCTTGTTCACTGTCGAGGATGTTGTCAGAGAGCGTAGGTTGTTCGGAGGTGTTTTCGACCTCATTCTAGAAACAGCCAAGCAAGACGGTCAAGACGTTGAAATTCAAATCCCATGTGACCCGGGTGCTGCTGGTAAAGCTTATGCTGCCCAGCTAATTAGAGACCTAGCAGATCATGGATTCCACGCCAGACCGAAGACAACTAACAAATCGAAAGTTACTCGATTCGCCCCGTTCGTATCTGTAGCTGAAACTAAATCAGTGCAAGTCGTTGCGGGAGATTGGAACGAAGATTACTTCGATGAACTTGAGCGATTCGACGGAAGTAAGGCTATCAAAGATGACCAAGTTGACGCTACATCAGATGCATTTAATGCTCTATCCCTTGGCAGCTTGATTATCCCTGATTTCCTACCGCCTGATATGACTCAATCCAACAAATTCAAACTAAATTAATAGGAGGCGGCGATGGCCGAGACTGAAAAAACAGCACCGGGTATCCCGCGACTTCGCCTAGGCGAGATTGGTAGTACAGGCCTTAAACAAGTCAATGGTACTATTCTGGAAGAACGCCGACCAGAACTTCGGTTCCCTAGGGCATGCAGAACATTCCAAATGATGGCGGAAGACCCTACCATCAAATCAGCACTCGATCTCTTCGAAATGATGATGAGCAGGGTTGACTGGGAAGTTGATCTAGGAGTTGACCCCGACGAGGCTATGAAGGCCCGGGGTAAATTCCTGAAAGAGTGCATGCATGACATGGAACACAGTTGGTACTCCTTCATCAAAGAGGTCACTAGCTTCTACACCTACGGATTCTCCGTACATGAAATGGTGTTTAAGCGACGTGAAGGATACCCTGTATCGAAGTACAATGACAACAAATTCGGTATTAAAAAGTTGCCAATCCGCTCTCAGTCTACTATCACCAAATGGTTGTACTCTGAAGACGGTAGAAACTTCCTAGGGTGTGAGCAAAGTCTTGCCAATGTTGTCAATGGCGACCGTTACGTCAACCTAGGTAATAAGGACGGAACTGTAGAGATTCCAGCTAAGAAGATGCTTCTTTTCCGGGTCGATGCTAAACGTGACAGTCCTGAAGGTAACAGCCCTCTCCGTGCGTGCTATAACGCTTGGAGATATCGAGTAGAGATTGAAGAGCAAGAGTCCGTTGGCGTAACACGCGATATGAACGGTATGCCTACGCTCTATCTGCCTCCTCGATATATGTCCGAAGATGCTACAGAAGCTGAGAGGGCAGTCTACGAATACTACAAGCGAGTAATTCGTAACATTCAAATGAATGAACAATCTGGACTTATCCTTCCTCAAGCGTTTGACCCAGAAAGCCGACAACCTCTGTTCAAATTCGAACTGACCTCTTCGCAGGGCAGTAAGATGTATGATACAGATGCCATCATTCGTCGCTGGGACAACAAAATTCTGCAAGCCTTGTTTGCCGATATGCTGAAGATGGGTCAGGACCAAGTTGGCTCTTACTCTCTAGCTGGTGCCAAGACTAACATCATGGCTATGGCGATTGAATCGCGGCTCCGCGAAATCAAAGACGTACTAGATAATAAACTCATTCCTACGCTGTTCGCACTGAACGGTGATTATAGTCCAGACTTGCCGAAGCTGCAATACGGTGAGCTAGATGAAATCGATCTTGAAGAGTTCTCGAAAGGGATTCAGAGAATCGGTTCTGTCGGTGGTCTTGAACGTGACCGTGAGGTTTACAACAAGATTCGCAAAGCTCTCAAGATTAAGCCTCGACCAGACGACGAGCCTGTTGATGTGGATAATATCATGGGTGGTCAGTCTCAAGCAGGTAAAGCTGGAGTAGGTAATGGTGCATCAACATCCGCAGCCGGTAGAGACAACGCCGCTGCAAATAACGCATAAGGAGACAGAATGCTGACTCTTGAAAGTGTTATTGAAGCTCTCAGCAATGCTTTCGGGGCTCCCGCCAAGGCGGAAGAAGCCCCGGCTGTAGAGGTCACAAAGTCCCTAGACAATGAAAAGAGGATGGCTTTGTTTGTCGTTCTTGAGCCCCAAGAAGGCGACTCCACGACTGACCTACACGCAGACACCTACTCCGAAGAGGAAGTAGAGAAAGCTTGCATCAACTTCAATACTCATTGCAACGTAGCTAATATCTTCCACAAGATTGAAACACAGGAAGCTGAGATTGTCCAGTCCTTCATCGCTCCATCCGCATTCACAACTGACGACGGAAGAGAGATCAAGAAAGGTACATGGCTCCAGTGGTGGCACTTCCCTGAAGGCTCTGAAGTAGCCGATGCACTATGGGAAGGCGTTAAATCTGGTGAATTCACAGGCGTCTCTATCGGTGCCAGAGCTACAGTCGAGGATATCGAATGACCGTAAAAGCAAAACGTAAACTGACCGATATCAAGTTTGAACACGAAGGTGCTCATGTCGCTCTGGTCAGTAAGCTCCAAGGTGGTGCAGCCAACGGGCACACTACTCTAATCACAAAAGCTACCAATGGCGTAACTGAAGAGCTTATCGATAAAGCTGCTGAAGTTACAGTCACAATGCAGTTCCCTGAGTTCCTTCGTAAGTTCTTCGGGATGTATTATGAAGATGCCGAAGTTCTCTCTGTTGCCATGGGATATGGCAGAACGGAGTATCCAGAACTAGATCACAAAGACTGGATCGACCAGCGGGTCGAGTCTATGTCCATTCTTAAGTCGGTTTATAAATCGGCTGACCTGAATCAAGCTCTCTCCGAGCTTACCCCTGAGCAGACCCTTTCCCTTAAACAGGATCAGGAACTGCTTGAAAAGGCTCTGGAGGTAGTCTCCGAGCAATCCAATGAAAATCCATCCAAGGAGATTACCAACATGGAAACTATCCTGAAATCGGCCCACCTAGAAGCTCTAGCTGACGCTATTGCAGTTGAAAAAGCTGCTGGTGTCGCTGCTGTTGCAGAAGTTCAGAAGCAACTAGACGCCGCTAATGTAGAGCTTACAGCTCTTCGTGAAATTGTCAAGGCTGCTGAGGCAGAGAAAACCGCTGCTATCGCTAAAGCCCGTAAAGAGCAACTGGCTGAAGTCCTCCCGGCTGACCAAGTAGAAGATACTTTCAAGTCTCTGGAAGTTCTGGACGATCAAGCTTTTGCACAAACAGTAGGAACGCTCCGCATTCTTAAAGCTGCTGCTGACCAAAATGACATGCTTGTCGAGAAAGGTGTATCGGGCGCTGGGGAAGAAGACGACTCTGTTGTCGCCGGTGTTGCCGCTATCCTGAAAGCTCGCCACGGCTCCAAGTAATATCTAGCCAATCTAGAGGAATTCCAAATGGCTCAAAACATTATCGCAAAAGATCATCAGCGTCTTAGCAACTGGCTGAAAGAAGAACAAATGGGCCACCGTGGCCTGTTCTACACTCGCGAAACTCTGCCTGTCGCTGACATTGATGTTAAAACAACTGGTTCTGTCCTAGACAGCACTGGCAAGCTGGTAACTAAGGCTACTATCGCCGACGCTACCTACATCCTAATTACCGACCTGCACGACTATGCCAACGCTCAGATGAGCCACGCTGTCGTCCTTGCTCGCGGTTTTGCCAAGATCGGCTCCAAGGCTGTTATCTTCGGTGCTGACGTTGACGACGCTGATAAAGCTACCGTCTTTGAAGCTTTCAAAGCCAAGAACATCTTCGCCGTTGACCAGATCGAAGGCGCATTCGAGAACGTTACCTTCGCGTAAGCGAGGGTCGTTCCAGTAAATAAATACTAGGAGTAACTTTAAAAATGGCTAACACCCGTTCCTACCTAAACGATGGTCAGTTCTACATTGCCGACCAGACTGAAAACCTGCTTATCATCCCGAACACTTGGACCCTCGTCGAGAACATGGGCGTCTTCACAAGTGAAGGTGTGACTCAGAACACTGTCCAGTTCGAAGAGATCGAAACTCGCTACGGTCTGGTTAAGGATGCCATCCGTGGAACTCGTCACCAAGTTGCTAGCGACCAACGTCGTCAACTGCGTGCCTTCGCGATTCCGCACTTCAACCAAGACGACTACATCACTCCAGAAGATATTCAAGGTAAGCGCGCTTTCGGTGCTGACCGCGAAGAAACTCTGAACGAGGTTCGTGCTCGTAAGCTGGAAACCATCCGTCGCAACTGGGCTAACACCGCTGAAGTTGCTTCCGTTAGCGCTATCGTAACAGGTAAGAGCTACGCCCCAGCCGGAACCATCGAGTACGACTGGTACGACCTGATGGGTAAAACTCGTAAGGTTGTCGGCTTCGACCTGACCAACCCTACCGCTGACGTTATGGGCAAGACCGAAGAAATCTTCGTCCATATGCAAGACAACAGCCAAGACGGTCTGATCCGTGGTGACTTCGTTGCCCTGTGCTCTCCTGAGTTCTTCACTGCCCTGATTAACCATCCGAGCATCAAAGAGTTCTACAAAGCTTACCAAGCTAGTCCTCAATACTGGCGTGAACGTCTAACCGCTCGCGGTCTGGACCTTCGCTTCCGTGAGTTCTACTTCGGAAACATTCACTTCATCGAATACCGTGGCGTTGACCCGTACGGCAACCGTCTGATCCCGGCTGGCGATGCTTACTTCATCCCAACCGACAGCGGTGACCTGTTCGCTCGTTACTTCGGCCCGGGCAGCACTTTCGATGACCTAGGAACTCTGGGTAAAGAACTGTACGCTACCGAGCGTATGGCTGAAGACCGTCGTTCGATCCTGATCGAAACCGAGTCCAACTTCATCCACGTTCTGCGTCGTCCACAGATGATCGTTCGCGGCACTGTGAATGCGTAAAGACTTCAGGGAGGCTTCGGCCTCCCTTTCGTCGTAGGAGGGTACCAAAAATGGCTTACACTGGTGATCCAGCAAACAACCCTATCGACCGTCTACGAGAGATTGTAGGGGACGTGTGGGAGCCTCCGATGCTTTCCGACGAAACCTATCAATGGGTGTTGGACAAGAACGAAGGCAACGAAAGACGATCCGCACTTGAACTTATGCGTATGATGCTCTTCCGCCTGACAAGGGGAATGAGAGAACGCACAGGTGATATCGAAGTATATGGTGCTGAGTATTTCAACAACTACTTGAAAGCTCTTCAGCTCATTCTCAAAGACCCGAATATTACAATTTCTTTGGCCGTGCCATATGCTGGCGGTATCTCCAAATCGGATATGCTGGCTAATGACCTAGACCCCGACAACGTAACACGGGAATTCTACATCGGTTTTGCAAGACGGGAGAAGCTTTACAACCAGTGCAACCCCGGTCCTCAAGACCTTAGCATTGGGTGTGATTATCTTGGCAAGCTTCAGTTTTAAAACAGATCGCCGTCGCCTCACATCCTTGATTAAGAGGGTGGAGGCTCTAGACGGAACAACGGTAGAAGTTGGTTTCTTCCCCGAGGACCGATATGGTTCTGAAAATGGAAACCTACCAGTTGCACAAGTTGCAGCTTACAACGAATTCGGTACTACTCGCAACCCAACCCGGCCATTCATGGCTCCAACCTTTGAAGAATTCACATCTCAATTCCACTACGCAAGACTAATGAAGTCTACGTTTGAAAACGTTATCCGCGATGGAAGACAGGTTAATACTCTCCTGAAGAAGCTGGGCAGAATGGTTGCAGAGCAGATGCAAGTTAACATTGACGACTACCCGGGCTCTAACAGTCCCGCATGGGCAGCTTACAAAGGGTTCAACGATCCGTTGTTCCATACTGGCAAGATGCTTGAGTCTGTCAAGTTCCAAATCCATCGGAGGCAATAATGCTCTATCCTACCTTCTCCATGACCAACTTTGTCAAGCTAGATTTGATTAGAAGAGGGCAGCCCGGAGACGACGGTTTTGGAAGACCTACCCCTCCAGTTGAGACAGTAGTGACAATCACAGCTAACGTTCAACCTATCGAAAAATCGACAGACACTCGTATCCTTCCAGAGGCCGACAGAAGCAAGGCTTGCTTCAAGGTGTACTCCAGAGGCGAAGAGATTCGCCAGTTAAAGGAAGGACCGGGAGGGTGGAGTGCCGATAGATTCATGTGGGAAGGAGAGTTGTATGAAGTTATGAAAGTCATCAACTATTCGATGGGAATCCTAAACCATTACAAAGCAATTTGTATGAGAGTAGAGAGGAATAGTACAGCATGATCCATACAGAGCTAGAAAACTCTCTCTATCTTATGATAAAAGAGTTGTTCCCTGATTGGCGTGTCATCCAAGCATACACAAATAATCAGGAACCGCAAACCCCTTATCTGGCTATCGATATTAAGAAGCTAGATGAACTGGGAAGGGAAAATGTCTCCAACATGAGCGATCCCATTAGTCCTTCGCATGGAACTGTTCAAGTTCAACAGGACTTCGCAGCCAAGGTCGTATTCGAACTAGTTGGCAAGTATGGAGAGACAGCAAGTGTCTCTGACATGGCAATGGCGATTACTCGGGCTCTGCGTACTCCAGCAGGACACGCCGCCCAAAGAAAGTTTAATCTATCCCTTTTCAAACTCCCTAGCACAAGACGAGTTCCTATGCTAAGAGAAACAGATATGTACATGTTCTATCAAGTTACATGTGAATTTGGATTCTCTGTGATAGAAACCACAACTCAAGAGTTTGCTGCTGGGGCTGATATTCACGGCGTTTATTACGACGCTGGTCGCCCGGGTCACATTATTGAGTCCCACATCGACATAAACTTCGAACACTAATAGGAGACAGGAATGACTGTTCTTACTGATGTAATTGACATTCAGATCAGCCGTGAGACTGCTGCTGTCGCACAGACAAACTTCAACGTTCCTCTGTTCATCGCTTCTCACACAAACTTCTCGGAACGTGCCAGAGTCTACAACAGCCTGAAAGGTGTCGCTGAAGACTTCGGAGAATCCGATCCAACATATCTTGCCGCTGTTCGCTACTTCGGTCAAGCTCTCAAGCCTCGCAGTCTAGTTATCGGACGCAGACAAGTTCCTTCTGCTACCGTATCTGTCAGTGTTGTTCAGGAAGGCCAGAGCTACGTTCTGACCGTCAACGGACTACCAGTCAGCTACGTCAGCCAGCAAGACGACACTGCTACTCTGATTGCCACAGGCCTAAAGGCAGCTTATGACGTAACTCCGGTAGCCGGCGTAACCGTCACAGACAACGAAGACGGAACTCTAACCGTCGCTTCTAACGAAGACTGGAGCCTGAAAGTTTCTTCTAACCTGACAATGGCCGCTGCTCCTTCTACTGAAGGCTGGCCGGCTGCTATCACAGCAGTTCAAGGAGAAAACGACGAATGGTATGCTCTGAGCATTGACAGCCACGCCGATGATGATATCATGGCAGTAGCTACTCATATCGAGGGCACCAAGAAAGTGTTTATCGGAGCCACTGCTCAGGCTAATACCAAAACTTCCGCAGACAACGACATTGCTTCTCGTCTAGTTGCTGCCGGGTTCCAACGTACGGCTCTAATTTACCATCCAAATGCTGACGCTCAATTCCCTGAGTGCGCTTGGGTCGGATACCAACTGCAAGAGCAACCGGGTAGCAACACATGGACCCATAAAGCTCTGGCCGCTGTAGACGCCTACCGTCTGACTCCAACCGAGTCTACCAACCTGAAGAACAAGAACGTTACCACGTTCGAGCGTGTTGGTGGTGTCAACCGTACATTCGGTGGAGCTATGGCCGGTGGTGAATGGATTGACGTAATGATCTTCGTAGATTGGCTGGAAGCCCGCATGACCGAGCGTCTGTGGTTCCGTATGGCTAACTCCAAGAAAATCCCTTACGACGCCGTTGGTGCAACAATTCTGGAATCGGAAATCAGAGCCCAGCTTAACGAAGGAATTCGTGTTGGTGGTCTGGCTGAAGCTCCGGCTCCTAAAGTCTTCGTACCTGATGTTCTATCCATGTCTCCGAACATGAGAGCACAGCGTATCTTTGAAGGCATTGAATTTGAAGCCCGTCTGGCCGGTGCCATTCACTTCGTACACATTCGTGGAACTGTGACCGTATGACCTTGACAAGTAGGGGATTCGTGGTATCATAGTATATCTGGTTCTAATCAGGTGTTTTATGAGAATCCTCTACTTGTACAAGATAACTAACCGCTGCAATGATAAAACCTACATAGGGGTTACTTTTGATCCTAAGCGTAGGTGGCAACAACATCAATACGAGTCTTCTAATTGCGTAAAGCTTCGCCGCGCAATTGCTAAGTATGGGAAAGATAACTTCAAATTCGAAGTAATCTGCTCAGGAACGGAAGAGTATATTCTTGATTTAGAGTCTAAAGCTGTAATAGCTTATGACTCCATTCAAGAAGGATATAATACCATACCCGGGGGTAATCGGAGAGGTATCTCTCTAGAAGAAGATACTAAAGCTAAGATATCCGAGGGATTGGTCAGGTACTATGAGGTTAACGAGTCTGCCAATAAAGGTAGAAAAGTCGCTTCAAGGTCTGATGATGAACCCTTGTGTGTTTTCGGATTCTGGTTTCCCAACGTCAGGACCGCAATTGAGGTTCTGGGCATTAACAGGAAGACGATCTACTCTCGAAGATCAAATGGCACTCTCCATCTTGAGTCAAGACCTTTAAAGGTAGAATCTCGCCCAGCTAGAGGCTCCGAGCAAGATCGAAAGAATAGATCGGACTCTATGAAAGGGAAGAACGCCGGGCGTTCTAATGGCATGTATGGCAAAAAGAATCCCAGCCGGGCGAAGAGTGTCAGTATTGAAGGTGTTGTCTATGAATCTATCACTGCTGCTGTAAGACATACTGGTTATACTAAATCCCAAATTGAGAAGCGTCTCTCTAAAGGTGTAGATGGCTTCAAATATGTCCCATAAGGAGACTACTAAATGGCTGTTCAACGTCTAGCTACATTCTCTCCAGCCGATGTTACCATTGTCATCACTCACCCTGCAACTGGTGAGAGCATGGTTCTCGGCGGATTCAGCGAAGACAGTATCGTTAACATTGAAAGAAACGCTGACACTTACGTGATGTATACCGGAGCCGACAACACATCGACTCGCGTCTACAACGCCTCTAAGTCTGCTACTCTAACTGTTAGCCTTCAACAAACTTCGCCTTCGAACGACTTCCTGACTGCTCTTTACAACTACGACGACGCCCGTCGTTCGTCTGAGGGATTGTTCACAATCCACGTTAAAGACAACTCTGGTCGTTCCGACTACTTCAGTGATGACGCCTATGTCGGTGTTGTTCCGGGTTCTAACTTCTCGAACAGCATGCAGACACGCGATTGGGTTATTCATGCACACAACCTGCAAACTCTAATCGGCGGTAACGCCAAGCTGAGCCCGGGTGATGCGGATACTCTTCGTAACCTAGGTGTCACACTAGACCAGCGCTGGCTGTAATATAGCGCTTATGCCACATCGACGGGGAGCTGCCTTAACGGGTGGCTCCCTTTGTTGTTTCTGGAGGATAGAAATTGATTACCACCTACTCGCCGCGTGACGTGGTTGTAACTCTCGCTGGTATCCATTCCGTGACAGGGTACGCAGAGGGAGAGTTTATCAGAATTGTAAAAGATATTAAGCCTTTCATCAAGCACGGTTCGATGGATGGTGAAATCGCAAGGGTCTACAACAAAGACCAAGGCTGGCGAGTAGAGTTGACAATCATGCAGTCCTCGCCGACCAATGATATCCTTTCGATGCTTTACAACGTGGACATTGCAACCCGAATGGGAAAATTCCCACTGATGATTAAGGACACGAAGGGTTCTACAAGCTTCCTAGCTCTGACAGCATGGGTGGAAGACCTACCTAGGGTATCTTTCTCTGGACAACTGGAGACCCGCACTTGGATTCTAGGGTGCTCTGAGGTCGCCATGAACATTGGCGGAAACGTCGATCAAAGTTTGGTCGAGCAAGCTATCCTGCTGGGAAGCTCTCTTCTGCCAGCCCTTACGCAATTCGGAGGCTTCTAATGGCTAACACGGTATTGACATATAGCCCATCTGATGTTAAAATTGTCCTTTGTGGGTATGCTCTCACTGGTGTAGTTTCTTTCGAAATGTCTTGGCTTTCGAGACCCTACACAATGGTTCGAGGAATCAGAGGGCACCACACCCGGGTCTTCAATAGAGACCTTTCTGCGCAGATTAGAATCGAGGTTCTTCAGACTTCGGTGTCTAATGATGCATTCTTCTCGCTAGTAGAGCAAGACCGAAGAACACAATCCGCCCGAATCACCTTGTCTGTCAAGGATACCCACGGTAGCACCATGATGAGCACAGACAACGCTTATGTCAATGGCTACCCTAGCATAACATTCACCGATGGAATCGAGAACAGGGTCTGGACTATTGATGTTCTGGACTGGACCGATGGCACGGTAGGCGGAAACCAGCAAGTCGGCTTCGACGTGTTTGGAACTGTTCAAGGCGCTCTTAGCTACCTCAGATAAATAAGGAGTATTTATGTTCGGAAACCAACGTACTGTCATCCACAATGGGACAGAATACACTATCAACCTTCTGCCAGCAACTCGCGGTATCAGCGTACTGAAGCAGCTAACCAGCTTGCTGGGTCCATCCCTTGCCAAGTATCAAGCTGACCACGACTTCTCTGGAGCCATGAAAGAACTGTTCGATAACATCGACAAGGTTCCTGTTGAGAATTTGATCCAGAATCTGATGCTGACAGTTTTCAAAGGTTCGATGGCAATCAATTTCGACACCGAATTCGCTGGCAAGTATGACCTGCTGTACGCACTCACAAAAGACGTGATCGAGTTCAACTTCGGCTCGGTTTTTTCTCTAATCGGTTTCGCAGAGGCACCGACGGTATAAAGACCGGGGATGGGCAGTCCGAGACTTCAGTCACTACTGATCGAGTTCAGAGTGATCGGAGGGTTAGGGAGGCCCACCAGAAGTTCTCGCAGCATTGGGAGATTTATGTGGCTATCACTCACCCTCTCAAGCTAACGACGTATGGGGAACTGAGTACAGTCCTCACTACAGAAGATTTGTACAACATCCTTGAGGTTATAGACGTTCACGATACTATCACTCAAGTGGCAAAAGAACACGCAGAGGCTGATAAGAAATGATTACAGAAAGGATTGCCCAGCTAACTGGGGAACTTAAATTTACAGTCGATTCCCGGCCTCTCACTGCTTTTGACAAGAAGCTCGCTGGGGTCGAAGCCCGGCTAAGAGAATTCTCCAAGCTGACGAACAAGCGGTTTGGAGTTAAGCTAACTCTAGATACAAAAACTCTGAGAGAGGAGCTTGCCAAGGCAGCCACTCAAAGGGTAGTCTTGAAGAACATCGCGGTAGATGCTGCCGCTGTTCGTCTTATCTCTGAGAAGCTTCAAGAAAGACTGAATGCAACGCCGATCAGGTTGAAGTCTGTTAGGCTAGACCTTAGCGGTATCCGAGATCAGAAAAACTTCGTAAAGACGGCTCTCGGCCAGACCAAGGTCGATCTACCGGTTGAACTGGGCTTGGCTCAGGCTAGCCGTACGCTGTATGAATGGAAGAAGCGCACAGAGAGTCGTTTTAAAATTCATCTGAATGCAGACATTAGCCGCTCTAAATTGCTCCAGAATGCACGAAACACACTAAGGGATGTGCAGGGTAGGCTAAACGGTCTTGCTGTCGCTACGCCTCAAATTAGGCTGTCTGTAGACCGTGCCCATCTTCGTAGAGAGATTCAAGATGTTCTTGAGCAAATCAGACGCGAAGTGAGAATCCGCATTGACCTAGAGTCTTCCATCCGAGGAGGTGGTGCAGGTGGATCGAGAGGTACTGCCGGCCATATCCGTCAAGGTATGGGAATGGGGATTGGTAGCGAGCTAGCCGGGTGGGGACGCGGGTTTATTCCCGGCCTTGGTGGTGCGTTCGCTATTATGCAGCTTAACCGTGCTAACCAAGAACTGCAAGGTCAACGTCTGGCCATGCAAGCTGTCGGTGGTGGAGTACAGGGTGGTCAAGAGCTACAAGCCACCCTCCGCGATATCTCTCAGCGTCTCGGTCTTGACGATAGAGCAATAGGTAGCTCCTATGTTAAGATGATGGCTGCCGGACAAGCATCCAACTTCGACAAAACACAGGTTGATGGTATCTTCCAATCCATGGCTGAATATGGACGAGTGATGGGTCTGGATGGCGAGGCCATGAAAGGCTCCTTCCGTGCCGTAGAACAGATGATGGGTAAAGGACAAATCATGTCCGAAGAATTGAAAGGTCAGTTGGCCGAACGATTCCCTGCGGCTGTAGCCCTGATGGCTAAGTCTCAGGATATGTCTATCGCTGAGCTAATGAAAACCATGGAGAAAGGGGAGCTTAAGAGTGATGCTCTGATCCCATTCGCCAGAACTCTAGCGGAAGAAGCTCGTAAAGGTGGCGCTCTGGACGCGGCTATGCAAGGTACAGCCGCTCAGCAGGGCCGATTCCAGTTCGGATGGAACCGCACTATCGAGGCCTTCGCGGCTGGAGGATTCGACCGAGGAATGAGCGACTTCTTCAAGATTGCTGCCCAAGGCATGCAAGACGCCCTACCACTTGTTACCGCTCTAGGTGGTGGATTCGAAGCGCTTATGCGTCCAGTCAACGCTCTCGTCGGAATTGGCGGGGAACTAGGTTCGCAATGGGAGAAAATTGCCAATCAGTTCAACTTGACTGGAACTGGACTGACGCTGACGACTGCTCAAACTCTAGCACTTCTAACCCCTATGGGCCGACTGGTTTCTGCCATTAGCTGGGGTGCGTTGGCACTGGAAGACTTCATTGTCTTCTTGGAAGGCGGTGATTCGGTGTTCGGGGACTTCTTGAACAACAACGTACAAGCTGCCGAGACATTCGAAAAGCTAGCCAGTGAATCCAGTGAACTGAAGAACAATCTCGACGGTATCTTCTCTGTTGTCCCGGGGCTAGCTGAAGCGCTCAAAGGTCTAGAGTTCAATGAAATGCTGGTCAGCACGATGAGAGAACTTGCTGCCATCATGGAGTTCTTCAACAGTGTTGTAGAGAGATTCGCAATAGCCGGCAAGTACAGGGACGCTAAGATTGCTGAAGCCGGAGGAGACAGAAGTACTATAATGTCGAACATCGACACGATGTACGCTATGTTCAATCCGGAAGATGCAAAAGACAAGGCCACCTTCATCGGTGACAGGCTAGTAGCTCAGAACATTGACGCGATCCAGACAGAGACTCATACCCGTGCAACCCAGTCCTTGACTCCAGACCAGTTTGGGTATATGATGCAACGTGGTCAAGTTAGAAACGAAATGGAGGGTGCCCTCAAGAAGAGTGCCATTGACATTAGTTTCAACCTCAATGTTTCTGGTATCGATGCTCAGGGTAACGTCATGACAACTGAAGCGCAAGAGCGAGTACGAGAGATCGTTAGTAACGTTCTTGAGGAAGAAATCTCCAGAGCTTCGGCAAGTTATAAGGAATCCCAATGACAATTGCTATCAAAAGAGAGAACGGAGACCTAATCTGGTTCGACGCTGTTACAGAGTTCGGAAGACAGTACCGTGGCTCTGTGAGTTCCAACCCAATCGAAACGGGAGGAAAAATCACAGACCACATTACTACAGAAAACCCAGTCTTCACTCTTACAGCCGTCGTATCAGACGCAGACTTCAACTTGAACAGGCCCGTTATCAACGACAACGAGGCCCAGACATACAAGATCAACAACAAAGAGTTCGTGAATACGCAGCCGGTAACCATCCCGGCTGTTATCTCAACCTCTAGACTAGACCCTAGCAGAATCTTTCCAGAAGTTATCACTCAGTTTATTCCTCCTGAGATTCCTTCTGCAACTGTCCTCCCTCAAAAGGGTGATAAAGTCGCTTATGATATTGAGCGCCAACTGATCGACATGCAGCGTAATGCTGAGGTCTTCAGTTTGCTGGACTTCCGAGACGGTATCATCTGGGATCAAATCGAAAGATGCATCTTCACCGACTTGTCTTTCACTGAAAACGCCGAGACAGGTAGCAGCCTTCAACCTCGTATGACAATCGAGGCTGTGACATTCACAGATACTCGTTATGTCGAGGTGAGGGTTAACAAGGGTAGAAAGACCGCTAAGAAAGAAAAGAGAGACACCAAAGAAGGTGATACCGGGGCTAGCAATGCTACCAGCCAAGACTCTCCTACATTCAAGCGTAGTCAAATGAAAGAGGCTCAGATTAGAACTCAGGTTGCGAGGTAAACTAAATGAGCACGACTTATATCGACACACTTCCTCTTTACCAAGATCGGAAGTACAGGTACGCAGTAGCTATCGAGGGAATCTCAAGAGTCCTTCAATTTTACTGGAATAGCCGCTCTAGGCAGTGGCACATGGATATATTCGACGAGGAGCTTACTCCGATCCTGACAGGACTGGCGGTTGTTCCTCAGTACCCGATCATGGCAGATTACGCCATGCAACATATAGGTTTCAATGGCTACTTCCTGCTGATGCCTGTCAACCTAGAACAGGTGCAGTATAAGCGCGATGCGAGTGACATTGTACCACAGTTTTTCGAACTGCTATACGTGAACGTTGACTTGGAGGATGACGTAGAGTGAAACAATATGACAGAGTGTATAAACTAACGCTCGGTAACACTGAATCCGGGCAAGGTGTAGAGATTACAAACCTCCACCCTGACGGAAGTTTGAACAGAGAGGGACTTCAGTTCCGGTTTGATATCTCTAAAAGTTCAGATAACAAGAAGAGCGGAAACTCGGCGACTGTTGAGATATACAATCTGTCTATTGCCACTCTGAACATTCTTGAAACTGAGTATCTGACGTGCCGACTAGAAGTTGGTTATAAGGAAATGGGAACTTCTGTTGTGCTTGATGGCAACGTGGTTGAAACTTCGACTAGAAAGAGTGGTAACGATTATGTCACTCAGCTTATTCTAGGTGAAGGATATACAGCACTAACAGAGACCAAGCTGAAGGGCACAGTATCTCCGGGCAAAACTGTAAAGGATGTTATCGAAGAAATTCGTCTTCAAATGCCGGGAGTGGACAGAGGAGCTTATACAGGCCTCAATTGCAACAACCCGATCATGTATGGATACCAACTACGTGGACTGGCTAAAGACGCACTAAACAGTGTGTGTGAAGCCAACAATATTGAATGGAACATCAGTGGAAACGTTCTAAACGTCACAGACGTTAACGGCCCAACAACGAAGAGTGTTCAAATGGCTCCTCTCGTAAACAGAGAGACCGGCCTGATTGATATCCCATTCTACGCCAGTGCCAGCGGAACAGCACAGAAGAAAGACCAGCGGAGACGGAGGGGCGTTCAATTCAAATGCCTTCTCAACCCTGAGCTAACTCCCGGGGTTCTTGTCCGGGTAGAGTCGGACAGATTGTCAGGCACTTTCAGAATCAACAACGTCCGAATCTCGGGCGGATACAGAGACAACGAATGGTACACTGAATGTTGGTGTTCCGATCTTAACCAAGAGGATATTGACCAATGAGGAGAACAGGCCTACAAGAGCTTCTGAACCTGCACTCGTCCACGGAAGGCTCGAAACAGTATACTGCCATACCTTGTGTGGTATTGCGCGTTCTGGACGATTTTAGACGCCTTTCTGTCGATGTTAGACCAGTGGTCAATGACCTATACAAAGACGGTACATCGGAAGAGCAACCAGAGATTCTATCTGTTCCTGTCATTATGCCGGGAACAGCTAACACCCTTATCAGTTTCCCATTGAACGTCGGGGACACGGTGTTGTGTGTATTTTCTCAAAGAACTATGGACGTGTTTAAAGGTTCTGCCACTGGGCAGCCTCACACTCCAAACGATCTTCGTAAGTTCAACATGGCGGATGCCATTGCCATTCCCGGGCTGTTCACATTCCCTAGATCGATGAACGACCCTGCAAGACACAGTTGGCCGCACGATACCAAAGACCTCACTATTGCCCACAACCTGATGACTGGACAAGAGGCCGAGGTTAGGATAAAAGCCAACGGAGATATTCTAATCAACAGCCGTAAGACTATAAGCATTAATGCTCAAAATGTCAACGTCAAGTGCGCTTCGCTCACTGTCGATGCAGCACATACAACATGGAACGGGAACATTGCACATACAGGCAACTACGTGCAGACTGGTGGAACTTCTACATTCAACGGTATTCCATTCCATACCCACAAACACGGTGGTGTTATGCCGGGCGGTGGTGTTACTGCTGTCCCACAAGCTTAAAAGGAGATCATATGGACTTGTTTGTCAACCCCGACACACATGACTTGGTTTTTATAAATGGTGAAGCTCCAGTCACTCAACGAATGGTTGATATTGTTGCTCAGCGACTAAAGATCAAACTGTACACATTCCTAGGTGAGTGGTTCTTGGATGATAGGATCGGCATCCCCTACTTCGAGAGGATTCTTGGTAAGTCTAGGAGCCTTCCCGCTGTTGACGCGATATTCCAATCTGAGATTATGAGAGACCCCGGCGTCCTTGAGATTACATCTTGGCAGTCGGGGATCGACCCTCACACACGTGAATACTCCATGGAGTTCACAGTCAGAACCACAGACAATACAGAATCCCTTCCCATCACTTTCAGAATGATAGGAGTTTAATATGGCTGGAATTACAGCAGAAGGTCTAACGATTAAAGACTTGGACCAAATCCTGACAGACTACAGAAACGTAGCCTCTCAGGTCTTCGCCGACCTAGTTTCAACTGGAGACGAAGTTGACACGTCTGGTAACTCTGCTCTAGGCCGTCTGATCGGCGTAGTTGCTCCATCGGACGAAGCTATCTGGGAAGTTATCCAGATGGTGTATAACTCCTTCAACCCGGCAGCCGCAACTGGCGTGGCTCTGGACAACCTAGTGTCCTTCTCGGCAATTAGCCGGCATGCTGCCCGTCCGACCCGGGCTCAGGTTGTTCTAGAGGGCAACATCGACACCGTTATTAACTCGCCTCCCGCTAAGATGATTTCCAGCAGTACAGGCCGAGTGTTCCACCTGCTACAAGGCGTGATCCTCACTCCTAAAGCTTGCTCTGGTGTTGGAATCTTCCCTCAGACAGTAGGCAACGACCTGACATACGAGCTTAAGATGTACGTTGATGACATTAACACAACGTCTATCAAGTACACAAGCCCTACCACTGGTACAGTAACATCCGAGTCCATCCTAGCAGGACTGGCCGCAGACGTAGCTACAAATCACGGAAATACCTTGACAAGCTACGAACAGAATGGTATACTTTTCATAGTACCTATTGACCCATTCAACACCAAGACTTTCGAAGAAGCCTCCAACCTGAGTATTCAGAAGGTTAGAAAGCTTGGTATCGCTGTTGACGACGTTATTGGCCCTGTGCCTCAGCAAGCTCTAGCTATCGATACGATCTCCATTCCTATTGCCGGATGGGACAGCGTTATCAACCCTGTTCCAGCTATCACTGGCCGTCTGCGCGAGACCGACGATGAGCTTCGCGAGAGATTCCGAAACTCTAAATTCGTACAAGCCACCAACATTCTGGAGTCCCTGATCGACGGTCTGATGAACGTAGAAGGAGTCGAGGATGTTAGGATTATCGAAAACGATACCGACAACCTAGACCCCGTTCACGGAGTCCCGGGTCACTCGTTCCTTCCAATCGTTCTTGGTGGTATTCCTACAGAGGTTGCACAGTCTATCTGGCTGAACAAGCCATTCGGGATTGGCTCTGTTGGAGATACAGAGGTTCAGGTGGTAGACAGTCTGGGCTATACCCATAGAGTCAACTACCAACGCCCTGTTGAGGTTCCAATCGAGATCAAGATCAGTGTAACAAACACAGGATCGATGCCAGAGAACATTGAAGATATCCTACGGCCAAGGATTGTAGCGTACGGAACTGAGAATTACAAGATCGGAGACGACGTAATTTATTCTCGATTCTATGCCCCAATCATGGAAATCCCGGGCTTCCAAGTGAACAGCCTGACGATTGCTAAGAAAGGACAAACTCAAGGTATGGCGAACATCGAAATCGGGTTCAAAGAAGTGGCTACATTCGCCGCAGCAGATATCACCGTAACTACGGTGTAATGATAGAAGGAGAATTCCATGGCTGTCAACCAATTTGACAGAGAAGATTATCTGGAGGTGGCCCGGGAACGGGTCACTGAACAGTTTAAAGAGAAGCCGATCTTTGATCGCTTCCTGCAAGTGCTATTGTCTGGTAAGTTTGATATCCAGAATGCACTGGAAGACCTCCAGACTCTCCGGTCTCTGGACACAGCCACCGGGAAGCAACTGGACATTATCGGAGACATTGTAGGGCGACCACGCGGTCTAGTGTACCAAGATATTTTCAACTATTTTGGATTCGCTGGAACGGAGCGTGCAGGTTCTTTCGGAAGCCTGTCGGACCCTACGGTCGGTGCTCCATGGTACTCGGTCGGTGCTCCAACTGGTAACGCCAGAGAGCCGAGCGACGAAGAGTATCGGATGATCCTGAAAGCAAAGATCATCAAGAACAGAACAAACTCAACCCCAGAGCAAGTTATCGAAGCTTATAAATTTGTATTCGGGGTTCCTGAAGTATTCCTAGAGGAGTACGCTCCCGCTGCTGTCCGTATCGGCATCGGTAAGATTCTAACGAACGTAGAGCGTAGTCTTCTATTCGACCTAGGTGGTGCAGGTGCATTGCTTCCTAAGACTATCGGGGTTAACTACACATACACTGAGTTCCAAGCTGGCCGGGTATTTGCTACAGAAGGCTTCCCCGGAGGACAAGGCGTTGGAGACCTAAACGATCCCACTGTTGGTGGAATTCTGACCAACCTAGTGACATAAGGAGTTATAAATGGCTGATTACAGTCAACTACCTATTGAAAATATTTGGTCCACAGGCGGGGATATGGTAGCCCCGACCCCTGCGCAGCAGCAAGGCGGATGGGGTATTCAGTCGGTTCCTCGCCAATGGTGGAACTGGAAATGGAACCTTCACGATACCAACCTAGCGTATCTGCTACAGAAGGGCATTCCAGAGTGGACTAGTACACAAGAGTACATTGCTAACAAATCGTTCTGCACTAGAGGCGGATTTGTCTACAAGGCTGTCCGTACCCATACAGGTAGCGACCCGGCCACCGTTAGTGCCAACTGGGTTCGAGCTTTTGCAGATTACACCACAGCTAGTTCAGCACTAGGGGGCCTGACTCCAAGGGAAGGAGGTATTCCTTTCTTCATTAGTGCTACAGGAGCTAGCGTGTTTGACTCTACGGCTTATGGCCGTGGCATGCTTAACGTGGCTAACGCAGCCGGAGCAAGAAACTACATCTCGGCTCAAGAGAGTTCCGTTGTTCTGTCTAACCTAGCTGCTGTAACTCGGGCTGCTAACGCGGTTCCATATTTCAACACCGACACTTCTATGTCGACGTTTAATATTACAGCGTTCGGAAGAGGACTTGTCAACGCGGCTAATGCTGAAAACGCAAGAGGTTTCCTAGGCCTAGCTAACTCTGCTATCATCACAGCCGATCCAGCTAACAGAGCCCACACTATCGTTTATCGAGACGCAGCAGGTAACTTCAACGCCGGAGTTATTACAGCCACTCTTTCTGGTAACGCTACTACAGCTAACAAGCTTAGAACTCCTGTTACAATTAACGGTGTGGCGTTTGACGGAAGTTCGAACATTGTCCTCCCCGGTCTCGACACAAGCTACGCTGGAACAGTAGCGAGGCTCCACGTTAATGGTGCCAACATGACTGGAACGGACAAAACGACTCAAATTGCTCTGAGAAACAAATCGGACAACGATTGGATCAGTCTTGCAGTAGTCGATGACAACATCCTTCAGTTTGCTTTCAGAAGTGCCACAAACCCAATCGTACAGATCGGTGGAGAGGTTATCCTCCATACAGGTAACCAATTCTCCCTCGGACCTACCCTGAGTGATGCTCGCACTCGTCTAGGACTTGACAGGGTTTCTCAAGGGTCTTCTGACACCGTTGTATTTGCCAGTACCCTTAACAATGGACCGTACTTGACTGTCCAGCCTACCAGTGTAGGCGGTTTTGATGGCGGAAGCAACAATTGGATGTTCCGTTTCGATACGAACGGTAACCTGACTCATGGAACTGTTCCGGTTGCAAGGATTACAGGGCTAGCCAACTCTGCTACCATTCCCGCCGTAACTACTGCTCAGGCTAACTCTATTGTCCAAAGAGACTCCACTGGAAGCTTTAGTGCAATCGGTATTAACGCCTACGGGCCTATTATCGGATACGGCTCCAATATCTACAGCCGAGCTTCTGCATCTGGAGGTAATGCCCATATTGGATTCCAAAGAGCAGACGGCTCCGAGCTTGGGCTAATCTGGGGTGTTCCTTCTAGCGGGGCTATGAGTTTCCGTACATCGGGTGGGACCACGGGTATGACCCTGACAGGTCAAGATTTGCTTGTCGCAGGGCGCGTTAACGCTACCACTTTGAACGCCTCTGGAAACGTGAATGCGACAGGTAACGTCAACGCCGGGAGTGCTACACTCAATACAGCAGGGAACATCACAGGGGCCGCCTACGGAGCGTATGGTTCTCTTACCAACTGGGTAGATTCTGTATATGCGAAGAAGGGAGAGATTCCTAACGATATCGCTAGAGCAGGCGCAGCTTGGGACGCAGTTGGACAGTACATCCTAGCTGGCGATCTATCTGGAGGGTCTGGTGGACCGGGGACAACTAGAGCTGGAAGCCAGTTGAAGCCTTATTCGACTATTAGCTACACAGCAGGGGCACTACCAGCAGCAGGCACTTACAGATGTATGGGAGCGTTTGCAGGTGGTGGTAACCAGATTACCCTGTGGCAGAGAATTTCTTAATAGAGGGCTTCGGCCCTCCTTTTAGAGGAGATTATAGTGGAATTCAGAAATGTTGTAAAATACAAAATGGGGTTCGAATGCGAGGTAAATCATCCTCAGTGGGGATGGATTCCGTTCTACGCTTGTGATTACGACGATAGAGCCAAACTGGTATATGACGCCATCGCCCGTGCTGTCGATAACGGAGAAATCCCCGAACCAAAGGACGTTACAGATAGAGACCTCGTTGTAGATGCACGTCTGTGGAGAGATAATGAGCTAACCCGGGCTGATCGTCAAGTAGAAATTGCTATCGACGATGAAGACGAAGTAAAAGAGAAGGCTTGGCGTAAGTACCGCTCTGCACTACGTAAGTGGCCTGAGCATAAAAACTTCCCAGCCGAGAAGAGTAAACCAAAAGCTCCGAAGGAGTGAGGTAAGATAATATGCCAAACATTATGAAGCCTACGGGTATTAACGCTATCTGGTCTGAAAACGGCCAGAAGGTTGACCCGGGTGCTGTAAAAGTTGGGCTTGGATGGGTGACAGAACTACCTCCCTNCCAAACTGCCAACTTCATTGAATACAAGCAAGACTTGTTCAACGCACACGTTAACCAGCACGGTATCCCCGAATGGGATAGCGTCACAGAGTATCAGGGAAACCTGAGTTATACTCAAGGTTCTAACGGTGTGATCTACAAGTGCCTTAGAACCCATTCCGACAAGATTCCAACCGACCCTCTCAACATCACAGCAGGATACTGGCGGGTGGCGTTCGAGGATGCAGGGGAGGCGGCCAAGGTTCAAGCTAACCTTGATCGGCACGTGACAAACTACAACACCCTCTCTGGAATCGGAAACGTAGTTATTGCAAGACAGAACCTGAGCGTGTATAGTAGAGCGGAAGGCGACGCCCGTTATGCTATGCTGCACGGTAATGGATCGAACGTCTTTAGCGTAGCACCAGCTACTCAGCCTACACATGCCATCCCACTAAGCCAGCTATCTACTCTTGTCCCTCCTGCGACTGAGACTGTAGCCGGGGTTATGGCAGTTGCTACGACTATTGAGACAGAAGCCGGAGCCAACGATACCAAGGCTGTCAGTCCTCTGAAGGCTGCTCAAGTGTATCTGAAGCGGAAGGATAACCTGTCCAACCTGAGCAACGTCACAGCAGCTAGAGCTAACCTAGGGCTCTCTGATACGGCCACGATGCCATCTAGCACGTTCTTGAAGGCAGCCAGCAACCTAGCTGACGTCCCTAACAAGGCGCTAGCCAGATCGAACCTAGGCATCACCAGTAGCGCTACTCAGCCTGAGACCTACTTCCTTAGAAGTGCTCAGAATCTAGCAGATGTTCCTAACAAGGCTCAAGCTAGAGTGAATCTGGGGCTAACTGCTATGGCAACTACGGCTCCTTCCGCTGTTGTCATGAAAGCTGACAACCTAGCCGGGCTGACAAATACAGCCGCTGCCCGCTCTAACCTTGGACTAGGCACAGCCTCTACTCGAAACGTCGGAGACTTCCTCTCGTCTGGTGCTAACCTAGCAGACTTGACAAACATTCAAGCAGCTAGAAACAACCTAGGCCTTAAAGGCGGTGCCACTCTAGACGTGTGGGGCCTCCCTGCCAATACAACCGCCATGGACTTCCAGTCGAGCCAATCGGACATTTCCAGAGGCTGGGCTAGACTTCCTAACGGCCTACTGCTACAGTGGGGAACTGGACCGGGCCTGTCTGACGACACAAGGACGAATATTCAGCTTCCTGTTCCAGCAAGAATCTTGAACGTGCAGGTAACCGTAATGGGAACGTTCAACAACTCTATCGGCCCGGGCGCTTTCATGACTGACATGTGGAGCAACACAGGGTTCCGAGTTAGCTGTAACTGGGGTAACTGGTCTTATCCGTTCAACTGGTTCGCCATCACTTCCACCCTGTAATTCAGGAGTATTAAAATGGCTCTAACTGAGCAAGACTTCCAATCGGCTGCCGATGATCTCGGAGTCGATGTTGCCAGTGTAAAGGCCGTCACTAAGGTAGAGAGTCGTGGGAGCGGCTTTCTACTTTCTGGCGTCCCTAAGATTCTATTCGAAAGACACTGGATGTTCAAGCTTCTCAAAAGGAAGCTAGGACGTGACCCTGAAATAAATGACGTTTGCAATCCGAGAGCCGGAGGATACCTCGGCGGACAAGCGGAGCACGAACGTCTTGACAAGGCAGTCAAAATGGACAGAGACTGCGCACTTCAAAGTGCCTCTTGGGGCTTATTCCAGATCATGGGGTTCCACTGGGAGGCACTAGGTTATGCGAGTGTTCAGGCATTTGTGAATGCCCAGTATGCTAGCGAAGGATCGCAACTAAACACTTTTGTTCGCTTCATCAAGATCAATCCTGCAATCCACAAGGCTCTGAAATCCAAAAACTGGGCGGAATTTGCCCGGAGGTATAACGGGCCGGATTACAAGAAGAACAACTACGATGTTAAGCTAGCAGAAGCCTATCAATCCTTCAAGTAAATCTAGGAAGGTTCCTAATGAAGAAGCTATTCAAAAGCTGGAAGTTCTGGGCTGCTGTAGGCTCTGCAACTTTTATGGCTCTGGAGGCCATGGTTAATCTTTGGGAACCTATCCTTCCTCCCGGCGTATTCGCCGCAGTTGCCACACTGGTAGCTGTTGGTGTGAGAATTTCGGCAGTGTTTGTAACTGCTGGTAAAGTGGAGGAAGCGATTTCGGAAACCATAGAAGATGGCTCAATAGAAAATGATACTAACTAAACTCAAAAACTACGCCCTCGTAGTAGCTGCCGCAATGGCAGCAGGGTTTGGATATCTGTCGTTCTCTTTGTACGGCGACTTAGCTGTTGCGAAGAATGATATCCAATCTCTTCAAGCTGCGTCTCGACAGATGGAAGAGCAGTTCCAGAAAGAGCGAGCAGGGTGTGAGATCACCACTGGGAGACTAGAGGCACATATAGCCCAAATGAAGAGCCGACAGGAGCTTCTACAAGGCCACCTGTGTGAGCTTGAGTCTCTACCTAACCCAACCCCAAGGGAGACCCAAGAAAATGCCACAGAGACGATCTCTGAGCCTTCTACTGGGGATAGTCTGGACCCTGCTCTTACAAGCTTGCTCGACAGGGCCTTCTGTTCCGCAGTACCAAACGATCCTTATTGTGCCCCCGGCAAGCCTGACCGAGGAGGTTAAGGTATACCGAGTGGAGCAAGATACAGTCAAGGGGCTCGCTAGAGCTTACATTCTAAATACTAACAGTGCTGCCATGTGCAATAGTCAACTACAGACGATAAAGCTATGGGCAGAAGAGCAGAGGGCTCTGTATGGAAAGTAAAGACGGCAAAGAAGGCCTAATCAAGGTAGCTACACAGGGAGTTATCTCTCTGCTAATTGCTATCCTAATGGCTTGGTCTGGATTCCTAAGTTCCAGTCTTTCTAAGCAGGAAGAACGTATCTTTGCGATGCAAAGAGATATGGTATCCGAGGCAAAACTTAACGCACTAGAGTCGAGATTCAATAGCCGACTTGAAAGTGAAATTAGTAACGTAAGAAGAGAACAACAAGAAACCAACCGGTATTTGATTTTGATTATGAATGCCGTCAAGGGTCGGGATACAGAAACTCAATAACTATAACCCGTTAACCCACACTGGGAGACAATATAATGACAAGGAAACAAGACTGGCCGCTAGTTTCAGCAGTCGGGGCTTTGTTTATCTCCCTCCTTGTCTGTATGGCTATTCTGGCTTTCACAGCGATGACTCCCGAGGCTCGGTTTGACTCTGTACGCCAGACCTACGAGATTCGAATTAGCGAATCTGAGCGGCGGTATGAACTCAAACTGAACAGACTACAGGATCAGATAAACTCAGCCTCGTACACACAAGACCGGCAATCCCGCTTGCAATATGAAGAACTCGACTCGCTTAAAAGGAAGATTAGCGAACTTGAGCGGAAAATAAAAGAAAAACAAGAATAGTTAAGCCCCGGAAGCGAAAGCTTGCCGGGGCTCTTTGTTATGGGTTTTCAGCGAACAACTTGATAAACTTCATCGAACAGGTCATCAAGCTTCTGGATAACCTTCTTAGCCAGCTTCTTGCGAACTTTGTTAGCCTCTGGGCCGGAATGGAGTAGCTTAATATCGGACGCGTTGCCCCAGTCCATCGCCCCGTTGTCGAACAGCACTTTAACATTCAGATGCATCGAGCCCTCGTCAATATCGACAACTACGCCGGTCATCCGAGCGTTGGTCTTTTCGAAGGTCGGCCTCGGAATGTCTATGTCCAGACTGCCAACCATAACAACCTGCCCTTTCTTAACGTCAAATAATTCCATTTAACACCTCCTTAGTCTAATCTCATTAGTGTATTGAACTGATGCCTCAAAGACTTGAAAGCCTGCGGCCCGTCGTCTTCTGCTCCTTCATGAATATGATGAGCGATTAAGTGTATCAATCCTCGGTCTCCTAGTAACAAAGAACTAGGAATTTCTTTTATCCAAGCCACAAAGCAACAGAAGTGTAGAACCTCCGGCATGGAAGCCTTGAAGCTGGAATCATCCAGCTTCGATAGGCGTTCATACGTAGCTTTAAGATCGGGATAGCTTAACTGATATGTAGCATCTTCGTCAATATGCTGGTCCCCTCTAACTACATACTGCAAGCTCATATTACACCTTCTTTCCGCCTTCTGCAAGACGTGCCTCTCGCTTATGGTCCGCACGGGTCATGTTGTACTCGATCTTCTCGATCATAGCCCCTGCAACATCCAGACCCCGTACATTCGCATAGTCCATGATACGAATGATAGCGTCGGCCAGTTCCACCTCTTCCATCTTCCGCTCTGGCAAGTGATCGTCCATCAAATCCTTACGGACGCCTTCAGCAGCTTCCGCAATTTCAGTGGTAACGAGCATCAGCATGTGCAGAGCATCACGTTGAATAGGCTCGCCTGTGACAAGATCAGTGTTCCACTTGCGATTAACAACCTCTAGACCAGTCATCATTTTGTTAAAACCGTTCACAAACTCGAAGACGGATTCACGTTCGAATAGCTCGCCGAACGTCGGCTCTTTATCTTCAGCGGTTGCAGTACTGAAAGGCCACTCCATCCAAGCGTCGTGGAATCCTTGGAGAAGTCCTTTGGAGTCAATGTACGTGAAAGGGTGTAGATCACCGATTCTAAAAAGAATCTCCCAGTTGAGGTCATTCACTGTTTGGGAGACTATCTGAGGATCGATTCGGAGAGAAGTATTGCCGACCTCGCTCCACGATCTCCAGCCTACCTTTTCATTGCCGAAGTATAGTAGGAGGACCAGATTGTCGCCACTATCTTCCTGCTTCTTAGACGTCATAGCCACAACAAACGCCGGTACTTTTTCTCCACTTACGCCATTGGCCAAGACGAAAGAACCCAAGTGGGTGGTCTCTCGGCTAGCTGGGCGATGAGCTTCCTCGATATGATCTTTAACTCTACTCATTAACTTCACCCTCCTCGCAGAACATTTCAAAATAACAATCGACACAAGTTAGCATGCCGTCGTCGCTTACAACCTCCTCGGGAGGGAAGTTGTTCCCGCAACATTCGCACACAACTCGATCAACCTCCCCGCATCCCCAGTAAGCCATATTTACTCCTCCTTCAGAAGATACTCATTGCTAATAACTTTGAAGCTGAAGTCTCGGCTCATGCTTTTGAAAACCAAGCCTTCCCGGTACTTACCGTTCAACGCAGACTCGCCACTAGCCATTTTAATTACGAGTTGCATGTCTTTTGGAACGCCTACGTCCCACATGTACACCGGCACATGTTTGACCGTCTCACCACCCAACTGGTTCAGCGTATTCAGAATGGCAAGACGCTCTTCTGGAAGATAGTAACGACTCTCCGAAATGTTGTAGATATCGTACACAAAGTATTCCGGTTTGTCAACTCCCTCGAAGTTGCCTTGGATATTCGGTGCAACCAGTTCACCCTGAAGGGCGATATTTAGACCAAACTCCCGGAGACGTTCACCAAGATTAAGCTCTTCTGCCATCGCAGTGAAGTGATTGGAGTCTTTCTTAATCACACGCTTCCAGCCACGACCCTTAAAGAAGTTCTTGACAGCCGTGAAGAACCCGATCTTCTCGTCTTCTAGACGGAAACCGACATTTCGAGACGCCACGCCTACTTCTCCGTCCTTGTGCCAGATAGTGGGAGACGAACCGTCCAATTTGAATGTCACTTCAAACTTCTCGCCCTTCTGATGAGCCTGATCGTAAGCCATCTGAATATTTTGTACGCGAGCCTGATCCGTCTTCGGGATGAAGTTGGGGAACCCAAGCTTGGAAGTGCCAGTCCGGTCACCCTTGTTGCCGCCATTGATAGCTGCCTGTTCAGATGGCTTTACATACTTCAGGATGCCCATTCGATCGGTAACATCTTCGTCCACTTTCGGCTCTGGACTACCGGCTGAATGAACAGGCACGATCAGTCCTTGGCTAAGCTCTTTTCGAAGCTTCATGGTCTTGATTCGAGAATATTCCTTTCCATCCCGCTCAACCATATTACGACCACGTAGGAATTCAAAGATAGGGTTGTCTACAGGGACCATGGAGTCCACTTCAATGTAGATTGCCAGATCACCGGCCTGATACTCCCCTCGTTTGATTACGCACTGCCAACCACCAACAAGCGCCAGATCGAGGCTGTCAGCGTTAGGATGGGTCTTCACATCATCGATACGAACTACTCGGGCAAGTACGCGGTCTTGGGAATTACTCATATGTTATCCTCCTTGTTTGAAAATTGGTATATTACTTGTTAAACCAGCCGAGGTCAATAGCTCGCTCTAAGGCCAGTAGCAGATTTTCAGCATCTAGAAGGTCACGGATCGCGATCCAACTGCCGCTGTCTCCCGGTAGACCATCTGTGATATATACAGGTATGTCGCTGTACTCGCTCTTTTTAAGCCCGCAGGCACAGGCTACATTGTCTCCGAAGACAATCTCGCTGACTTCCCTTGCCTCGTCTCGAATATCAATCTTCATTATGTTTTTCTCCTGTTGTGTTGAAAGTCGTTGTATTCTGCATGGATTCATCTGCTGTGTCAATAGCCTTGACAAGAAAATAATCCGTGGTAAAGTGTGAGGCCTGCTGGAGAGAAATGTCCACGTCACTCACCGGCCAGCAGTATAGCGTATGAAGAGGAAAGCTGCAAGCGCATCCTGAGTCGAATCTGAGAACAGGGCAGCGACGACCCGAAAGGGGAAAGCTCAGAGCCTATAAGGAGCCCATGCTCCCCGCTCACCGACTCATCTGCATAATGAGAGCGAGAGGCAGACCAGAGGCATGTCTTAGGCGGAAAAATCCGTATGGCAAGCCTAGGGACAGGTCTGCCTCCACTACCGATCTATCTGCATACAAGAGCTTGACAGTATCCTGTAGACCGTGTAGAGTAATCTCAAATCAACCGCAGAGGAGTGTATAAATGAAGCATGTTATTCACCGTGAAGACCTTATCGACCTACTACGTGATCGTATGAAGCTTGAAGCTCTAGAAGCTGGCGGGGTGGACAACTGGGACTGGTATGAGGCCTCGCTAATCGACTGCGGATACTTCGATGACGATGGCAGGGAGCTAGAGGTGGAAGCCTTGGCAGACTGCTATCCGACCGTAGGCGCGTAGAGGAGAGGGCTATGGAGGAAATCAAAGAAGATTACAAAGACCCGTATCCCGGCTTCTGGGATGCCTCTCGTAGGTACGGGGAGACCAACGATTGCATGGTGGTGAGCTTTGCAGTCGTATGGAACACCACCTATGAAAAGGCACACCAGCACCTGAAAGTGAAGTGCAAGCGCGGTTACCGGCAAGGGGCTACTCAGAAGCGCTTCAGCTACGCAGACACTTGGTGCCCTAAGACCCGGATGCTCTACCGGGAGGATGCTAAGGATAAGACTCTTAGGCAGTTTGCTGAGGAAAACCCTGAAGGTCGGTTCTGGATCGCGGTAAAGGGTCACGCTATTGCAATCATCGACGGAGTGTTGTACGATCACACTAATGACAAAAGACGCACCATCTGGCACTGCTGGCAAGTATGGCCCGGGGAGGCACCTGAGAAAATCGAGAGGAAGCCGGACCCAATCTCACCTCCTGTGAGAAAGGCCCCAGACTGGTATGTCTAAAATACAAAACATTTGAAGTACAAAGAGGAGGATTTATGGAAATTATTTCGAGAGGGACACTCCCTCAAGAGGCTTTGTTTACGGCTAAGTGCCACCATTGCCTAAGCATTCTCCGAGCTAAGAGATCGGAACTTGAGTATGTTTCGTTCTCATTCTGTCGCCCCGGGGAGACTGGGTATTATTTCGCAGAGTGCCCTGTCTGTCACGAAGAGGTGTCTGCTTGGGTTGTGGCTCCTGTCATTCCTGTGGCACCGGCCACCACGGAGTATATCACAAAGGAGCGTAAATAATATGGACCAGTTAGCAGGATTCATGGGCGAACCTTTCGTAATTGCGTTCGACTACGACGAGACGATCAGTCTCTACCCTCTTGCCTTCCGAATCGTCATGGATACCTTCAGGGGCTTTGGAGGCGCTTTCAATGTGATCGTAGTCACTGCACGCCACCCTGACAACAGCGGAGAGTTAGAGTGGCTACGGGACTACGGGTTCCCGATCTATTTCACGGCACAGAAGGCAAAGCGACCATTCATGGAAAATCTTGGAATAAAAGTCTCTGTATGGGTTGACGACAACCCGTTCAGCGTGGATAATGACCTTCCTCCGTGGACAGTGGAGCAATACGATGCCTACATGGAGGCAAAGAAGCAACGAGCTATTAACAGAGGGAGTAGAGCATGAATATTAAAGTTGGAGATCGTGTAGTACTGAAGGATGATTGTGCCACATACACCGTCCACGCTGCTGGGCTTGCAGCAAGGAGCGGGCGAGAAGAGGAGCTTCTGGCTAAAGGCTTCATACCGGGGAATTGGGCAGAAAACGATGCTCCTTCTTGCCGGATTGGAGGCCTAAAGGGAACTGTTGTAATGGTGGACATTGGCCCCGAATTCCTTGCAGTAGAGCTAGACGACTTTAAGAATACTCGTTATGCTGTGGTAGTAGTGATTGAAGAAGATGTTATACCTCAGAAGGATGATACGGATCACTTATTGGAGTCGCCTGCCAACGCTGAGCGTCTGCAAGAGTCTATCTCTCAGCTTCAGTCCGGTCAAGTGATTGAGCAGGAGAAGCGTCTTGTCGTTAATATTGTGGAAATGGTGGTGGACAATCATTACACCAGACACTACATTATTGAATATGGATTGACAGGGAAAGACGCCAAGGTAGTTGTAAAAGAGGTCGAATTGGTTGCATGGCTGCACTCTATCAAAGCCCAATGGAACGTTGATAGCGTCCAACTGGAGGTGTCGCATGGAGCTGTATGACCAGTGGCGTAAGTATATGAACGTTGTAATCTTGGAAGAAGAAGACAATGAGCTTCAGTGTATGCGGATTATCGAAGCGATGGGAGAACTCGACCACTACTTCCGAGATTTCCTAGATTCTTTCTCTATTAAAACTGAAGGAGGTGTGTGAGTATGAGCAAGAGTAAGAGCGAAGAGATTGCAGTTGAAGCGAACGGGCTAGAGAGCTACTTCATTTCCCACTACAATGGCTGGGATTTGATGGACACTGCTTGTCTCGGATTTTATATCAAACCTGAGTACGTTATCGATCCCAAGATTCGAAAGCTGGAGCCGAGCTTCCTCGAACTAGACTTCGAACGGTGCCGATTCGCCTTTTGGGGAAATGAAGATCAAGGAAGAGAGGGTAAGCTCGTAGAAGGGAAGTTGCAGATTATGACTCACTCCTTTGAGTACGTCTTCTTCAAGGAGGTTTGAGTGGCTAGACAGACTTACGAGTCTGCATCAGATAGGGCGGTCGAGGAGGCCGTCCGTTCTGAGCTTGAAGGACGGTGGAAGTGTTCTCTTCATAAGCTACCTAGAGCCCACTATATGGATTGGGCAGCCTGCCGGAATGGAAAGGTTGTCAGCTTTGTGGAGCTTAAGGCTCGGAATAATGAAATGCAGAAATATCCCGACTTCTTTGTGTCCCAGATGAAGTGGCTCCATGGGATCGAAATGCAAAGGGTGTTTGACATTCCCGCATTCCTTGTGGTAAAGTGGACGGACTATACAGGATATGTCAAAATGACAGCCAATGGCGTCAACTACATGAGCATGGGTGGCAGGATTGACCGTGGAGACTGGCAAGACCAAGAAGTTATGGTCCATATCCCGCTGAAAGACTTCACACGTTTATAGGAGGACAAATGAAACGACTTTGCTACCGTTGTCTGCATCTTGGAGAGCCTGTCATGCTCCGTCATAAGACTGGCATCTGGTATAAGGGTTGCAGTAAATGTGGATCAGGAGTATTCTATGGCTAAGAAGAACCCGGTGTTCAAGTTTCTAAACACAGTCAACAGGCCCTCGGTAGAGAGGGATAAAACCAAATACAGGCGGAAGCCTAAGCATAAACAGAAGGAGCGATTAAATGAAGAAGGGTGATAAAGTGAGGATCAATGACGACGCTGATACCATCTTCCGGGGCCGTGTTGCCACTATCATCGCAGTAGACGAAGAGGGTTGCGTTATTGATGTGGGCAGCTACGAAGACGAAAGCGGAGAGCTTATCGAGTACCTTCACCTGTTCTTCGAGCGCTCTGAGTTGTCCAAGCAGGCGTAGGAGGGTATAATGAACGGACCCGAGTGCAGATGGTGCGGAGAGAAAACTGAAGCTGAGTTTGTAGACGTTGGGCTTGGATGGATGCAGCAAGTCACTGGAGGCATGTGTCACCAGTGTGGAGGGTATGAGAACGGTCACTACCAGAACGACGGAAGGCTCTCCGAGGTCGAGTTTGCCACCTACTGGAGTGGTCCGTTCGAAGATTATGCGGATTTCTCGCCATTCAATCATATGAGAGAAGGCGACTCGCCATGAAGGCTACACTGAGAAACCACAATCTGCTATACATCTACTTCCACACGTTCTCGGAAATGAATGAGTGGTTGACAGAGAACGCTGTAGATCAATGGACAGTCACGACTCTGGGCTCCGGCTATCAGGTGGCTGTTCCTATGGACCGTGCAATGCGGGACCAATACGTCTCGGAGAGGGGTTGACACGAACACAAGATGATGCTAAACTCCGTGGTTGTCTGAAGTAAGGAGGTTTTATGTCCAAAATGACCGTGGCCCAAATTGCGGCTATGCACGGTATCGATCTGTATTCTGACCACAAGACCGCTTGTCCCCAATGCCGGAAGAAAGGCGCTGACAACAGCGGAGACAACCTAAAGGTCTATGGTACTGATCGTAATACCGGGGAACACAAAGGTGCCTATTGTTGGGCGTGTGGGTACACCTTGCTCTCTGAAGAGCAGGAAAGAGACGCCCGGGGAGAAGACGAAGAGGAGTGGAATTTCGTGGGAACTGAATTTAACGCAGAGATCAACGCTCAAATTAAAGAGCAGTGCTCGTATGATCCGCGTGGTTATCGTGGCCTGTCCAAGGAAACTTGCCAGTATTTCGGAGTGCTACATGGTTTCGACCCGGAGACTGGCGAGATTGCAACTCAGCTATATCCTACTACTACTAATTATGAACTCACTGGCTACAAACAGCGGATCATGCCGAAGAACTTCTCAGAGCCTATCGGCGAGACCGGGAAGGATTGCGAGCTTTTTGGTCAGTTCAGATTCAAGAATAGCAACAGCAAGAAGGTGCTTATTGTAGGCGGAGAGGTTGACCAGCTATCAGCATTCCAGATGCTTAAGGAATATGACGACCGACGAGCAGGCGGTAAGAGTGATTATGAACCGACTCCAGTGGTCAGTCCTACTATCGGTGAGAGTGGGGCATGGAAGCAGCTACAGGCTCAGTATGAGTGGCTAGACCGGTTCGAGCAAATCATTCTCTGTTTCGACAGCGATGACGCAGGACGAGAGGCAGCAGACAAGGCAGCCGATAAGCTTCCGAAGGGCAAGGTGTTCATGATGGAAATGAACCGTAAAGACCCTAACGAGTATTTGAAAGCTGGGCGTCAATCGGAGTTTGTCAGTGCATTCTATCGAGCCCGTACATGGACCCCTAGCGGTATTGTAGGGTCTGATGCACTCGACGCTCGAATGTATGAAGCTGTGCAGGTTGAGAAGATTCCTCTGCCACCGTTCGCTAAGAAGCTCCAGAAGGCTATGGCAGGAGGCATCCCGTTGGGCCGGATTGTGAATATCGGCGCTGCATCGGGCATGGGTAAATCTACTGTAGTGGATGAGTTCACTCTGTTTTGGATTTATAACTCGCCTCATATGCCGGGTACTGTGACTCTGGAATCGGACTGCGGGGAATACGCAATCAAGCTGCTGAGTCGGAAGGTAGGTGAGAAGGCAGACTTGTACGAGACCGTTGAAGAGAAAGTGGCGTTCCTTGATCGGCACCGTGATGCTCGGTACGACTTGTGGCACAAGGAAGACGGAAGCCCGCGCTTCTATCTGATCGATGACCGAGACGGAAGCCTAGCAGCCCTCAAGGCTCAAATCGAGCAACTGATTATTCAGTTCGAGTGCCGCGTGATTATTCTCGACCCGCTTCAGGACATTCTGGATGGTTTGAGCAATGAAGAGCAATCGGTGTTCATGCGCTGGCAGAAGGGTATGACCAAGAGCCACCGTGTGACGTTCATCAACATCAACCACGTTCGTAAGAGTGGTGGTGGTCAGAAGGCTAACTCGGCAGGTGCGGAACTGTACGAAGAAGATTTCCAAGGGTCTTCGTCCATCTTCAAATCTGGTGCAGCTAACATTCTGATGTGGCGGAACAAGGACGCGGAGAACGAGTTCGAAAAGAACCTGATTAACGTGAAGCTCTCTAAGTGCCGATGGACTGGCCGCACTGGAATGATGGGCAATTGGTACTACGACGTTGAGACTCATACAATCTGGGACTTGGACGACTATCTGGACCGATACCCTGACAAGCGCCGTGAATACGAGGCTTGGATGGCTCAGAAGGAAGAGGAAGGCCGGGACACGGAATACTAAGGTTGACAGAGGGGTGATGCTTATGTATCATCCCTTTCGTCGTTTACAGGAGGAAAGGAAATGCAACAACGATTTGAAACAATCGAGCAATACCTCGAATGGATGGGAAATAACAATTTCACCAACATGACTTGGGATATCGAGGCCACAGGCCTGTTGGATGAAACGTCTATCGATTACACTGCCAGCCCCTACAAGATTAAGCCTAGCTACAAACACCACTGTGTCGTAGTAGAAGAGCACGGCGGTAACATTCTGGCGTTCTACGATGGCCCTACTTACGTCTTCGACGGTCGAGAGTACACGGAGAAGCTGCCGAAAGCATCTTCCATGCTCCACACTGAAGAAGTTGTGACTCTCAAGGACTACACTCCGGTAGAGTATATTCACCTGCCGCTGAAAGAGTTCAAGAACTATGTGCTCAAGCGCAAGATCAAGCGCGTAGTGGCTCACAACATGATTAACTTCGACCTTATGTCGATGAAGCTTGTGGAAGATATGGACTTTACTATCGGCGTCGAGCACAGGGATGGTGGTCTAACTACTTGGTCGGCAGATACTTGGATGGGCAAGCAGGTGGTATTCGACGATACCCTCGTTATATCCAAGACTTGTAACCCTGACCTGTTCGGCGGTCACAGTCTGGACAAGCTGTCTCGTCGCGCTGGTGGTGACACCAAGATTGACTTCCGCAAGCATCTGGCACCGGATGTTCGATTCCTCGACTTCGCTGCCGATATGCTTTACTACTGTATCTATGACGTAAAGGCGAACACCGCTGTATGGCACTGGTTGCAGGACCACGAAGATTACCAACTGTCCGACCGAGACAACTACATCAAGAACTGGTTGTCGCCGATTCAGTTGGAGAAGAAGGTTGCAGAGATAATCACCTATCAGGAGCACCGTGGCTTCGTACTGAATGTGGACCTCTGTGAGAAGGCCGTGAAGGACTTGGATGCCAAGATGGAAGAGCGTCGTGCCCGGGTAGAACCTGTGCTTCCTCCTCGTCCTGCGACTAAGAAGTTCATGGCTGATTACACACCGCCTAAGCGGCAGTTCAAGCAGAACGGGGAGATCACCAGCTACTTGCAGAAGTTTATTGAGCGGATTGGGGCTCAGTTGAAAGAGGGTGACGACCGGACGATGATCTTCGAAGGCAAGGAGTACAAGCTTCCGCTTCCCGCTGACGTACCGCTGAAGACGGAAATGCCTGCTAAGATCGGGGACACAACTCACATCAAGCAATGGCTTATGGGTGAGTTTGGTTGGATTCCATCAGAGTGGAAAGAGACTGATCTGACTGTGGATCAGAAGAAGATCAAGCTTCCGATGGAAAACATCGTTGCTAAGATCGATCGCTGGCTGGATGTAACGTATAGCACAGCGTACAAGGAAGAGCGGCTGGACGGGTTCGGGGATTACATGAAGATCACCCCTCGTAGCACCCGCGCGTATGTACGTCAGAGGTTGATTGATCGTGCAAGCAAGGGGGGCTGTAAGGTTCTCACTAACCCTAGCTTCACAAAGGGCCAAGAGAAAGAAATGTGTCCAGACCTCGAACGCATTGCAGAACAGTTTCCGTTCGCGAAGGATGTGATTGAGTACCTGACCTTTAAGCACCGCCGTAGTGCTATTCTCGGTGGCGGCATGGACTGGGACGAAATGGAGGATGGAGAGGAGCCGGAAAAAGGTTACCTTGCAAGCATTCGTCAGGACGGCAGGATTCCCACGCCTGCTGACACTTGCGGGGCTGCTACTAGCCGGATGAAGCACCGGAAGGTTGCTAACGTTCCTCGGATCACCTCGTTGTACGGGGCTGAGCTTCGAGAGTTGTTTGGGGTTGGAGATGGGTTCTTCCAAATTGGATACGACTTCGATTCCTTGGAAGCACGTAAAGAGTCGGCCTACTGCGATCAGTACGATCCGACAAAGGAATATTGCAAATCTCTTATGATGGAGAAGCCATTTGACGTTCACACAATGATGGCTAAGCGTATTTCTGAGATCATTGGTCGCCAATTTAACCGATCTCCTGCGAAAAACGTAAAATACGGGTGTACGTACGGTGCTCAAGCTGGTAAAGTGGCAAAAACCATTGGTGCCGATTTGCAAACGGGTCAACTGGTATTCGATGCGTTCTGGGATGCAGCATTCCCATTGAAAGCTCTGAAGGACGATCTGACCAAACAGTGGGAAGCCAACGGTAAGAAGTATATTGTTGGAGTGGACGGTCGCCGGGTTCCTACCCGTTCGGCTCACGCTATCCTGAACAGCTTGTTCCAGAGTGGCGGTGTTATCTGTGCTAAACGTGCTATGGTGATTCATGACCAACTGCTGGAGAAAGAAGGTCTGAAGGTTGACTTTTTCAAAGAAGACTGGAAGAACAAGCCGGAATTCTGCCAACAAATGATCGCGTACCACGACGAAGCGCAGTTGGAAGTAACCGCCAAGTCGGTGAGCTTCAAGATGTTCCCTTGGTCCCTAGTAGGCGGCAAGCCGGAAGGGGAGAAGGAGCGAGAGGCAGCCGAGAAGGAGTTGAAAGCTCTAGCTCAGGCTTACAAGGACGAACAATTGGCTAGCACTGGCAAGGTGTGGAGTGATATCGCACACTACAGCAAAGGTGAAGGCGGGGTGTTTGTAGCTTACTGCCGCGCTGGAGAACTTGCCACGAAGGCCGTGAGAGCTGCGGGAGAGTTCTACTCTACTCCTCTGGTGCCTATCGAGCTGACCGCTGGCTACATCGTTGGTCGATCTTGGAAGGATTGCCACTAAAACTGGCATTAAGCGAGGAAAGGGGCTTGACAGGCCCCTCCGCCTCCTATACAATGGCCACATATTCACAACATACAAGGAGAAACACAATGACTCTGGCTTTCATTATCTATCTGGTAATGACCGTATTCCCAGCCTTGTCGTCGGCTGGTAGCTTTGCCCTGATCGTCACCATCATCGCATGGGTTGCAGGAGGGTTCTTTTACTTGGCATCCATTGGTGGCCGAGAGAATTCGGCAATTAAAGCCACACTCAAAAATCACCTACGGCCCTTGACGTTCAAGCTGTTTCTGCCTATCATTGTAATCGGCCATCTGGTGCCTTCGTCTGAGACGGCATGGTGGATGGTCGGCGGGTACGCTGCACAGAGCCTCTATCAAGCAGACGCTACTCAGCAGGTTCTCAGCGAATCTACTGAACTGCTCGAAGCTCTGGTTAAGCGGGCTAAGAAAGAAACTCTGAAGGCTGTCGAAGGCAGCAGCGAGTGATACGGTAATCACAGAATAGGAGGTATGTATGAACACGGCTCGACTCTACGTCTACGGCAAATCGTCCATGGTAGGAATCACTGTTGACAACAAGGCCAATCGGGAGTACTATACCTCTAAAGGCTTCGAGGTATCGGAGACACCGTTAGCCCACAAAAGCGTGGCTAACAAATACAAACAGAAAGGAGGTAAATAATATGTCTGGTGTTATTCCCGGGACTATCGTCAAACTCACTCAAGTGGGATGTGACGTCACCGTTGGCTGGCCAAAGGAAGCCCGATATGTAGGCGCATACGCAGTCGCAGTAGATGGACGCGATATCGGTCTCCCGGAAGGGGAAATCCGGTTCTGCTCCCTCCATTGGTCTATTGACCGAGACGTCAATAATGGACTTGGAGATTACCAGTCGATGCTCGCTGACAACGACCGCTTCGAAATTGTAGCGGTCCCGGGCAAGAAGTATTATGTTAAGGCTGCTGCCGCACGCCCTGACTTGATTTCCCACTACTTGGTTACTTCGGAACCAGCCTTGTACGAAGGCTTCGAGTCGTGCTGGCTAAAGAGCATGTGGGAAGGTGAGAGCCCATTCTGCATGAATTTTAAAGGACGAGTTAATATCGGAGGCAATATCTCTGACGAGTTGCAGTTCCAGACCCTCTATCCCGAGTTTGTGCTGGAGGAGTTCAAAGAAGAGGACGAGGCAGAGGTTAAGGTTGAAGCCCCGGTCAACGAAGAGAAGAAAGAAAAGGTTGCAAAGCCCGCTGTAATGGGTTATGCTGTCCTAAATTCAGACGGATCGTTGCTTGAATTTGCCACCACTAGGGAAGAGGCTCGACACGCTAAGCGTTTCTGGGGCGGCTACTTCAAGGGTATCTCGATTGTAAAACTGATTAAAGGAGAGAAGGTGCGCTAATGCGCTAATCCTCTTGCAGAATCCGGGAATGTCCGGTATGATCGTCAGTCAAGTGGCTGACACACTCGCCCAGTCTAGGGTACTTAAATAGGAGAAATGAAATGGCTTTTAAACTGAACGTAACCACCAACACTCAATCCGGCAACGGCGGCATCCGCAAGGAAGTCGATTGGGATGCTCTGAACAACCATGTCGTTGAAGCTGCCGGCACTGCCGCTAAGGCGCGTTCGATCCCGGGTTATATCTCCGGCATCATCGACCTCGGCGAGCAAGAGCAGAACGATGCAGAGGTTGTGTTCACTGGTACTGCCGAAGATGAAATCCAAATCATCAAGGAATATCCGAACACTTACTTCAAGGATGGACTGGACAAGCAGACTCGTAAGCCTGTACGTCTGAAGTGCTGGCCGCAGCGTGATATGCAACAAATCGCGATCACTGTGGACTTCCCTCAGATCGAGGTAGACAAGAGCCTGTACCTGACCGGTAACAGCAACAAGTCTCCGCTTCGTGTTCTGTACAACGGTGACTTCACTCTGCCGGGTCAGAAGACTAAGATTGTTGGTCGTCCGTTCACCATCAAGGAAGTGAAGCATCCGAACGGTAAGTGGGCGTTCGCTAAGAACTCTATGCTGCACAAGCTGGCTGTAGCTACTGGCGTCATCAACGAAGACGAACTCTTCACTAAGGATCGCGTAGGCGAGCTTCTGGGTAAAGTGGCTCAGTTCCAAGTTCGAGTGTGGATGAAGCCGGGCAAGAACGATATGAAATTCCTCACTGAGGATATCAGTCTGGTCGGTATGGTTCCTGAAGGTGTTCCGGTTCCTGAGCTGGATGAGAAATACATCTACGGTGTAAACCTGTATGGTGAGAACGACGAAGAGGCAGTCAAGCAACTGCGTGCTAACGTCATCAACACCATCAAGCGAGCCAAGAACTACGAAGGTTCGGATATCAAGGCGATGATCGAAGCTGTTGAAGCTGCACGTGGCGGTAACCGCTCCAGCAGCGACAGCAAAGAACAAGCTGAAGATAAGCCGCAGACCCAAGCTGCACCTAAAGTGGAGCCGGTTCAAACCAACGTAGATGATGACATTCCGTTCTAAAGGACGGTGGTAAGACAAGGGGCTTCGGCCCCTTCCTTTCAAAATTTCAAAGGAGGCAACACATGCAAATCAATTTTGGTCCCATCTTCCTTCTGGCTGCTATCGTTCTGTGTGTACTGAAATCTGCCGGAGTTCTCGCTATCTCTTGGACTGTGGCACTCATGCCCATCTGGATTCCTCTTGTAATTGTATTGTCGATTCTCGTACTGTTTCTTGTAATTGTAGGCCTGATTTACGCATTCGGTGATCGTAGTAAACTGAACTTTAGCTTTAAAAATCATAGCTTTAAAAAGAACCTGCGAAATAAGTGAGGACTAATGATGAGTAGTTTGGTTATTGTTCGAGTACCTGAGTACATTCTGAAAGGCCCCACAGTACACAACCAATTTAGCGGCGATGTGTGGGAACGAGAGCTTTTCAAGGACTTGAAGCAAGCTGCGGCAAGTATAATTAAAGGAGAGCCGGCTTATATTGCTCTTCCTAACAAAGTGAACCCTGATACTCGACAGACAGAGTGGGACATTCAGGTTGTGCAGTTCTAACCCAAGGGAAGCTTCGGCTCCCTTTTTCATTGGAGATAAAAAAATGAGTGAAAAGGAAGAGGATATTGTCCTCATTGACGGCGACCTGATCGCCTTTAAGTGTGCCAGTGTTAACGAGACTCGCTCTATCATCGTTAAAAACAAATTGACAGGGGAAGAAGAGACTTGGAAGAATCGGACGACTTGGCGAGAGAATAACAAGGACAGCGAAGGATTCGACGAAGACAACTTCGAAATTGAGGACCATCAAGACCCCAAGCACGTATCCTATGGTATCTCTGTTGTTAAGACCATGATCGACCGAATCTGCCGCCAAGCTGGGTGCAAGCAGTTCAAGATTCTCCTATCTGGTCCTGACAACTTCCGTGATTCCATTCCCCTCCCGAAAGAGTACGAGATTACCAAGGGTAAAAAGACCTTCACTCGTGGCGGCAGGTACAAGGGTAAGCGTACAGGGCAGATTAAGCCTCTTCAGCTAGGTCAGCTAAGGCAGTATATGATCGAAGCGTATGACACCATCATCCACCCCGGCGAGGCGGATGACTTGATGGCGGAGATGATGTATAAGAACGGCGTAAGCTACTCCAGAGGGGAGACCACTCAGCGCGTGATCGGAGCTACCATCGATAAAGACGCAGACGGCACTCTGGGATGGCTTTGCAACTACGAACGTGAGCCTGTTCAAGTCAAGTTCATTTCGGGCCTAGGATCGCTCTACAGGGACTCTAAGGGTAAGGTGAGAGGCGAGGGACGTAAGTTCTTCTACTTCCAGCTTCTATTCGGAGACCCTGTTGACTGCTACCGACCTGCTGACCTGTGCATCGGGAAGGACTTCGGAGAAGTGGCTGCTTACAACATTATAAACCCTTGTGAGTCTGATAAAGAGTGCTGGCAAGCCATCTACGACACCTACAAATCTTGGTATCCTGAACCTGTTACCTATACAGCTTGGGATGGCACCGAGCACACGAAAGACGCCGTAGAGATCATGCAAATGTACTGTGACTGTGCCCACATGCAACGCTGGGCGGGAGACAGAGTTGACTGTAGAGCCGTTCTAGCTAAAATGGGCGTAGAGCTAGGAGGTGTTGAATGAGTGTAAGGCCGCGCCCTTGGGAGGACTTCCCGGGCATCTGGAAAACTGAGTCGGCGTTCTTGAGTTGGGTCAGAGGCGGCATTCGCCGCTACCTTTGGTCTAAGAACCCAGTCAAGCTTGAGTTTGCTAAATCCCGAAGAATCAAGATAGCCAACACCAATGAAAAGAGCAAGCTCAGGAATCCCACTGTATGGGGTTATGTATGCGAGCAGTGTGGAAAGGAAACTCCTCAAGCTAACGTCGAGATCGACCACAAGACAGGAGAATTCTCCCTGAAGCGAGTAGAGGATATCCAATCGTTCGTGGAAGGTGTTGTGTTTGTCCGAATGGAGGACTTAGCTGTCCTGTGCAAACCGTGCCATGAGATCAAGACGTACGCTGAGCGTTACGGACTCACCCTCGAAGAGGCAGATATCGTAAAGCAGGCTATTGCAATCCAGAAGCAGAAGGGGTATGATAAGGTCTTCTTGCAGGAGGTGGGAATCAAGCCTGCATCCAACGCTGAACTCAGAAAAGAGCAGATCATAGATTACCTTAAATCCAAGAAGGAGGGTGAATGAACGAGGATCGGGTATACATTGCAGTGAGAGACGACGCACCAGAGTACATGGTGCCGACTCTTGTCGCCCACAGCATCCTAGGGGCTGATCGTAATGCTCAGAAGAGATATAGAGCGCCTAAATGGCCGCCTCTAGACGATCAGGTAGAGGCAGAAGATATGTTCACCCGCAAATGGATCGCATGGCTGGAAGAAAGCTTCCGCAAAATAGTTGTACGAGTCTCTGAAAAAGAGTACAACAAGATCAAGAAAATCCCGTTTGTATACGAGGGGTATGAGAGAACCATCTGCAACGGAGAAGGCTCCTGTCTAGTAGTGCCTCCTCTTAGCAAGGAGGAAACCCCGAATGTTCTTAAATTTGCAAAACTGTGGAGGCCTATGTGAGAGAGAAGCTTCTTAAAATCATGCGAAAGCTGCCGATCAGAGTACGAGCTTCTATCGTTCTGATTTGGATATCCGTGTTCTTCTGGCTCCCGGTTGTAACAGCATTCGTTGCGGGTGCCGTGGACTTCTTTTACACTGCAAAAGCTCAGTTGAAAAAGGGATACTCGGTACTCATTTCCGCTACTAAGGGAGCGATAGAGTGTCTTCGTACAGGGGAGGAGCTATGACCAGTCTTGCTACATACGTTATCCGCCACAAGAAAACTAAGGAGCTTTGGACTACTCCTAAAGGGAAGCGGCAATGGACAACAAAAGGGGCTGCGGCTCTAGCTTGGAGAAACGCCTACGAGGGTACTGCACACGGAGCGTACGTTGCTAGAAAGGATATGGAGCGCTGGCCTGACCTAAGCATCCCTATGATAGTAGAGAATGGTCTCTCTCGTTTGGCTAGCCGAGAGGCCGCAGCTTTCAAGAATCAATCTGCTTTCGAGATTATCGATATAGCTGAGTCTCTGAAGAACGAGAGTCAATTGGTACTCGACTTGCTGAAAGATGTTGTTGGATTTGAAGTACCGGACTCTGTTGGAGACGGATACGTGCGTCTAACTATTAAAACATCCACATATGACGATATCATCAAACTACTGAAGGAGACGAAATGAGCATGATGGACCCTAAAGCATACTTCATCAAACAAGACCTAGAGGAAGCCACAAAGCTCCTCGAAAGGGCCTACAATCTACTCGACAACGTTCATTGCTATGACACGGCTGTGTACGAGGACATTGCAGCGTTCCTTTACGGACAAGACTGCGAGGAGGTAGAGTAAGGTGGGAATCGATCTTAAAGAAGCTACGGATCAAATAAAAGACTTTCTTGTAGCTGTCGCTCTGCTAGATGAAGTCCTTGTGTGGATGGAGAGCGAAGACCTGTGCGATGCAGATATATACAAACGAATCGACGCATTTTTGTACTACCAGCCGGGAGAAGGCGAATGGGAGGAGGTAGAATGAGCAGTAAGAAACACTTTGTAATTTCTGACACACAATGCAAGCCGGGTATCAATCTGGACTACATGGAAGCTATCGGTAAATACATCGTAGCCAAACGCCCGGATGTTGTTATCCACATTGGTGACCACTTCGACCTAGCCAGCCTGTCGTCCTACGATAAGGGTAAACGCTCCTCTGAGGGCCGTAGGTACTCTGAAGATGTGCAAGTCGGACGTGAGGGTCTGGACCGACTGTTCAAGCCTCTGTGGGAGCTACAGGAACGTCAACGGGCTAATCGGAAGAAAGTGTACCAACCTCGGTTGATCTTTACACTGGGTAACCACGAAGAGCGAGCAGACCGGGCTGCTAATGACAACCCTGAGTTGTATGGCACCGTAGGCAGCGATGAGCTTGGTATTCAGGACTACGGTTTTGAGGTTGTCCCGTTCCTCAAGCCTATCGAGGTAGACGGAATCTACTATGTCCACTACCTGCAAAACCACTTCACTGGTAAGCCTCTGGGTGGTACAGCGAACAACATGCTCAAGGCTGCTGGTCATTCGTTTGTCATGGGCCACCGTCAGCTTCTGGACTGGGCGATCCATCCTACAATCGACGGAAAACAAAGACTTGGCATTGTGACTGGAGCGTGCTATCCTCACGATGAAGCCTACAAAGGCTATCAGGGCAACAACCACTTCCGTGGCTGTGTTATGATTCACGAAGTGAAGGATGGTTTTGGTCTACCTATGCCAGTAAGTCTGGACTTCATGATGGAGAAAGGAGGTTTCAAATGACGGTTTATAAATTCTGGTGCGAATGGGATATCGGTATCAATGAGTGCCTGTGGCGAGACTACTACCAGATGGAAGAGGATGTAGCTAAAGCCTTGTCAGACTGCGGGATTGAGGATACTATTGAGGAACTAGAGGGTGCAGGCCTGCTTGGCTTCGACTCTGTTAAAGTGATTGGTTAATAGGAGGGCATATGGCTGAGTTTTTCCTTGGGGCGGCCCTTGCAGGCTTGTTCTTTATGTTTAGTATCACTGCGAGCTTTACCGCCGAAGATATTGAGAAAGTGACTTCAACATGCGAGAATAACGAAGGCGTCAAGTATTTCGGAGTTGACTTCTTCGGAGACGGTGCTGTACACTGCAACAGCGGCGCTATTTTCAAAATCGACCGCAAATCTAAATAATCGAAAAGGAGATATAAAATGACTGATTTCAACATCACCCCTGAGCAAATGGAAGAAGCAATGGCAGGTATGAACCCGGAGCAGCGGGCTCTGGTAGAGAAAGCCTTGACCGACCGTAAATCTCTGGAAGATTCCATCGTGACCGAGGACGGTGAACTGGACTATGGCATGCTTGCACGACACATCCGCACCAGCTTGGGTGATCTGCCTCTGGTAATGGGCGGCCCTGACTTCCTGAAGCTGATGATCTTGGTTGCTGCGATGCCGGAGACCAAAGACGATCTCCTGACTCTGCACATGAACCTGTCCTTCATTCTGGACTGCATTCGTGAATCGATTAGCGACGAGGAGTAACAAGTGGAAGAGATTGTAAAAGACGAGGCTGCCCTCTCTGGAGACGATCTCATGGTTGACTCGGCAGGGCTTGATGCCCTGCTGGCGTTCCTAGAGAGTCAGTTTAAAGGTCCGAAGGGTGTACTGAAGGGATATGTCACTATGAGAGTGATGTGCGCTAAGATCGAGAGTCTTGACGGGTTTCAAGAGTTGAAAGATATGGAGGTGAACTTTGAGTAACGATATCATCGACGTTCATGCTGGGCAACCGATTTCTCTGGTGCAACGGTCAAAGAATCCTATCAATATTCAATATTGGGACGCCGATACCATCCCTTACGGCACAGTCTTGGTTGTTACCGAGGAAAGGGGTGATATACGAAAGGGAGAATTGGTCGTAAGGCTGGCTAGTAGTGCAGATGATGAGCACTCTGTTAAGGTATGTAGATTCTCTGATTTCTTCCTCCTAATGGAGAGGGGTTATGACGCAGCCAGTCTCGGCGACGTTAAACAAGCGTATGATGTTCTGTTCGAAGATCACCCAGTGACTACCTTTGTTAACTGGGATCGGGCTCAGCCTTTGACAAACAGTGAGCGCTACTACGGAGACTTTCTGATTGGCGGCGACCCTAAAGGGGTGCCACTATTCAACATGGCTGTTCTTAAAAATGTTCTGTCGCCTTACACTGCCGACGATGAGGAACTTTCAGCTATGTCTGGGAATCCCGAGACAGTAGAGCACAAAGAAGTTGACGAACTAAGTGAGAGGGACGAGGCTTTAGCCGAGGTCGACAGACTCAATGAAGAGCTTGTTGCACTGGGTAAGAAGGTTGTGTTCGCCAACCTAGAAGATTACCTAGGCAAAGAAAACTATGCCACATTGGAAGCTATGGCTAACCACAAGGAGGCTGTAGGTAGCGGAGGCTCCTCTAGTTACTACACTGTCAAGGTGAACAACCCCACTACGAAGGCTAACATGCCGTATTTTGCAGAGTGCAACGATATCATCGAAGCGCTGGATATGCGATTCGGTCAAGGCAACATGTTCAAAGCGTTGTGGCGGGCTGCGGCAGCACAGAACCTAGGCAAGCTGAAGGCCGGTAACGATGTTATCCGGGACTACGAGAAAGTCATCTTCTTCGCTCAGTTGGAGATCGATAAGATTCTCAGAGAAAGGGGTTGACATTCTCCCCGAGGCTTGCGATAATAGGCTCCAAGTTGAAACGAAGGAGGTATGTAGATATGATCCAGAAAGTAAAACAGAAGCTTATGATGGTGCATCCTATCCTCGCTAGCGAGATCGTCTGGTGCCTCACCTTCGCAATGCTTCAATAAGATAAGGGAGCTTCGGCTCCCTTTATTGTATCAAAGATTTAATAAGGAGAGTTTATGCAAATTTCTGCAAAAGTGATTCAACACAGTTCCCGGATCGGCCTAGGTACGAAGAATCACAGATTCATCACTACATTCGAACTGGAGTATCCTCGGTTTATTCACAGTGAACTTATGACTCACCGACTTTTTAGTCGAAATGCTGCAAGTAGTCGTGCCATTCCCGTTGCCCATATGATCCGACAGGTGGAAGAGAATCCTGCGATGCCTGTTCACTGGGGAATGAATCAACCGGGTATGCAAGCTGAGTTCGAACTGAGTGAGTGTTTGCAGCGTAGCTCTCAGTACCTGTGGAAGAAGGCTGCAAAGAGTGCGGCTCGGATCGCTAGCGCACTAAATAAAATGGGACTCCACAAGCAGGTGGTTAACCGTCTCCTTGAGCCATTCCAGATGATGAAGACCGTTGTTACAGCCACGGAACTAGATAACTTCTTCTACCTGCGTTGCCATAAAGACGCACAACCGGAGATCAAGGTTCTCGCTGAGAAAATGTATGAGGCTCTTATTAAAGCGGGCCCGGCAGAGGCTCTATATGACGGAGAGTGGCATGTTCCTTATGTGACTCGGTTCCGCATAGGGGATGGTAAGCTGCGTTACGCAGATTGTAACGGGCAAGAACTGAGCGTAGAGGATGCTATTAAGGTATCTGCTAGCTGCTGTGCTCAGGTTAGCTATAGGAAGAACGACGAGACTCTGGAGAAAGCTCTTGTAATCTACAACCGATTGGTAGATACTAAGCCCGTTCACGCTAGCCCGTTCGAACACCAAGCAACACCGATGCTCCGCATCTCGGACAATCAAACTGGATGGGAAGACGGTGTGACGCACTTGGACCAATATGGTGACCTCTGGTCTGGTAACTTCCGAGGTTTCATCCAACATCGTCAACTAATTAAAGGGCACGTATGTAATGAGTACTACGGCCAAGAAGAGGAAGGAGTTTAAAAATGGCAGAATATAATCTGAGTCTGGAAGACCTCATGCTGGTCGATGGCTTCAAAGAGGCGTTCCAGAGTAATAATGAAAAAGTAGTGCGGGAGCATCTGTGGACTAATGGCATGGATGTTAAAAACTACTCGTATGAAATGGTTTTCTGTCAGCATCGCACCCTGATTGGCCGAGTCGTAGAGGGTCTACGATTCTCTGGCTTTGAGCGTACCGACAAGGAGTGGTTGAGCCTCGGCTGTGCCTCGCTGGAAGCTCATATCGCAGCGTGTGATGATAGCAATCTACGGTTCACTCTTCGCAAAATGCGTCCAGAGGGATCGACAGAGGCAACGTTCCACAATTAATGCAGTAGGAGTAGATATGGAAGTTACAAAGGCTCTCGTAGATGAGGCCGATATTTTCAATAAGATCACACAAATCAGGACTCCAACGGAGTCCTATGCCCGGAAATATCCGGTCATTGTCGAACTAGCAAACCAGCAACTAGAAGAGAAGTTGTGGTTCTCTAGCGAAATGAAGGTAGAGCTGGATAAGTTGAACCTGAAGTTTAAGTTGGAACCTCATCAGCTTCACGCTGTAAAGACTGTCCTTCAACTGTTCCTCAAATACGAACTGATCGTAGGTGAGGAGTTTTGGATGGGTAAAGTAGTCCGAACGTTCCCTCGCCCAGAGGTTAAACTAGCGGCTTCGATCCTGTGCATGATGGAATTGGCAGTCCACGCTGAATTCTACAACCAGATCAACGTAGTGCTGGGGATGGATACAGATGCGGACTATGTAGCTTACAAGGACGATCCTGAGCTTATGGGTCGAATGGATTGGCTAGAATCTGTTCTAGGTGATGAAGACGATGTTCTTTCGGTCATTATCTTCAGCCTCACAGAGACTGCCCTCCTGTTCAGTTCTTTCGCCATCTTGAAGAGCTTCCAGTGCAATGGGTACAACGATATCCCTGTAATCGCACGCGGAGCTAACCAGAGCGCTGTGGACGAGGACTTGCACGGTGTAGTTTCGGCTGAGATCATCAACCAATACTACGCTGAGATTGGGCGGCCACTATCTGAAGACACCCGTCGTGTCGAGAAGATTCGGCAGGCAATTGACCATGTGTATGCCCACGAATGTCGTATCGTAGACATGGCTATCCCGGGTGGAGAGCTTAATGGGGAGTCTGCGGAGAACTACAAAGCGTTTGTTCGTTATCGTCTAAACGTCTGGTGCCGTCGTCTTGGTTTGGAAGATCACTTCGAGAACGATGACACTCCGATCAAAGACTGGTTCGAAATGAACACCTACGCTTACAAGATGATCGACTTCTTCACTCCCGGTCTCGGTATGGAGTATGAACTGGGGTGGGACGAAGAAGAAATGGCAAAAGCTTGGGAAGAGGAGCTAAAATATGAGTAAGAGAGACACATTCAACTATTCCGAAGCTAGGAAAAATAGCCAAGCAACCGGCGAGACTCCTCTATGGTATACGACGGCTGGCTACCAGTTGTTCATGAAGAAGTATTCGAACGAGGGCGAGTCTGTACGCTCTCGCTTCCAAGCTGTAGCTCGCGCTATGGCTCAACATGCTCCTATGGTATACCCGGAGTGGTGGGATCAGGACGAGTACACTAAAGGTAAGAACTGGGAGCAGGTGTTCTTCGACGTTATGTGGGATGGATTTGTTAGCCCATCTACGCCGCTTCTGTCGAATGGAGGCCTCCGTAAAAAGGGCACTACTGTGTCTTGTGCTGGCGGTCTGATGGACAACAACCTCTATGACCGTTACAATGTAATGACAGAGATCGCAGTGCTAACGAAGCACAGCCATGGCACAAGCTTTAGCCTGACCAACTGGCCATCAGAAGGAGACGCTATCCGAGGCGGTGAGTCTCAAGGTGTTATGCCTGTCATTCGGGACGTTATCAACGTCATGGAAGAGGTAGCACAGGGTTCTAGGCGTGGTAGCTGTGCATACAGCATCAACCCCCGCCATGGAGACTTCTGGAACGTTATCGATCACCTGTATAAGCGCACAGAGTCGAACAACGTCGGATGGCTTCTAGACGACCAGTGGTGCAAGGATATGGCCGAGAAAGACCCGGAGACCTTGAAGCGATGGAAGCGAATGATGTTCGTCAAGCTGGCCAGAGGAAAAGGCTACTTCACGTTTATCGATAAGATGAATCGGCACCTTGCAGAACCGTTTAAGCGGGCGGGTCTACGCTGCGAAGCGTCCAACCTTTGTCAAGAGACTGTTCTCCCGGCAAACGACTGGTATACTTTTAGCTGCGTTATCCTGAACTACAACCTCGAACTTTACCGTTCTTGGCCTAAGCACCTTGTGTTTATTGGTCAGGTTATGTCTGATTGCAACATCAGCGAATACCTAGCAACCATGGATGAGGTCAGCGTTCAGGACCGCCGAGCACTGGAGAAGATTTACCGATTCACCAAGGACTTCAGGGCGCTTGGCAGCGGTGTTCTAGGGTTCCACACCCTGCTACAGCGGGAGCGATTCCCGGTCGGTAGTATGGATGCTATGTTCCTGAACAACGCCATCTTCAAGGGTATGAAGGAGCAAGCTGAGGCTTGCAACAGTTGGCTAGCCAAGGTTCTAGGAGAGCCAACGGGGTGCCGTGGCCTAGGGAAACGTAACGCCACTACAATGATGATGCCGCCAACTAAATCGACGGCTGAACTTATGGCGGGGGCTTCTGAGGGTATCGGGCTGGACGTGGCTATGTGCTTCACGAAGCAGAGTGCTGGAGGTGAATTCTTCCGTGTCAACAAGGTGTTGCTGGAGATTATCCAAGAGCGCGGCCTAGACTGGGAAGAGTGCGCCAGACAGATCAACGAACGTAAGGGAAGCGTTCAGCACGTAGATTGGCTAACCGATCACGAAAAGGCTGTATTCCGTACTGCCTTTGAGGTGAGAATGGAGGACTACCTGCGTCTGTGCTCTCAGCGGCAGAAGTACATCGACCAAGGTCAGAGCATCAACCTGTACTTCACGTCGAACGACTCGCCGGCTTACATTTCGTACATCCATCGTCTCGCCATGGAAGACCCGAACATCCTATCTCTGTACTACATCTACAGTATGAGAGGAGCGGGAGATATCTCCAGAACAGAAGAATGTGAAATGTGCATGTAAAATCATTGGCCCGGGGCTTGACAGCTTCCGGGCCTTTGTGTATTCTGAGCACATCAAAACAAGGAGGGACTAAAATGAACAAATTCTCTGAAGTGTACTACACTTGGAGCGCAGCGTGCTCTCGTACAAATATCTTGATAGATATGGGATGGACTGCTACAATCCGTCGAGACTTCACTGGCGGGATCAACCCTGTATGGGTTGTGGAGTTCACGCGATGAACAGCAAACTCCGCAAAGAGTTCGATAAATGGTGGGGACAGGACGAGCAAGAAGAACTTCGTAAATCCTGTGCCAAAGGATGGGCGGAATATATCTGGATGGCTAGTCGAAGAAAAGTGAGTGTTGAGCTTCCCGCGCCAGAAGGCGGATTTATCGACATCCAAAAGTACACAATCAATCGCTGCAAAGAAGCTATCCGCGAAACAGGACTGGAGGTGTTTTAATGAAAGAATATTTTAAAAAGCGACTAATGCAGACCAGTGAACCGTTCGATTCAGCGACGCAAGCTATGGACGTAGCGATTGCGTGGGGAGGGGCTAAGTACTGCGAATTCACTTGCGTAACTGCGGATAATCGCGTCATCAGCATCTGGGAGTACAATGACGTAGAGCCTGATAAACCGGTATTCAATGGACAGCAACGAATCTTAGTTCCAACTTTTGAGGAGGTAGTATAATGGAACAAACTATTGATAAATCTCGGTATATTGTGCTTGATAACGAAGGTCGGCACGTTCTGACCTTGTGCGAGAAGGCCGCCTATAACCTGCTTAAAGGCGTTCAGTGGACAAAGGACAAGCATGGTCAAATCCATGTAAATGGTGTCACAGGCGTTGAACTCGGAGTTCGTCAAGGGATTATCGCTGAAGTATTCCTGTATCCGGGCTACATCATCCTAGAAGAGGTAGACTAATAGTGAACGGGGCTCAGAAGTTTCATAGTCCAGACGGCCCCGCGTTCTCCCGGGGAGAGGTATGGGTAAGTTGTGAAGGGTTCGAGGTCGAGATTTTGGAAGCTGAGCGGTACGGTCCCCGCAAGTGGGATGTTTCCGTCTATTACGTCCAGCGTCTGTGGAAAGATGCAAACGACGCCGTATTTGTTAAGGACGCTTGGAACTTCCAAGTGCGATATCAGCACCAATCTGACAAGGAGATTTGATATGGATATGTTCGACAAATACATGCAAGTTATGTATGACCGGGACGCTTTCTCAAGGCGAATCGGGGAGCTAGAAAAAGAGGTAGCTGAACTCAAGGCTAAGGTGGCTATCGCCAAGTGTGATATGCGTGTCGTGAAAACCCTACTGGAAGATATCCAATGGGTGTATCAGGACGAAGCTATCTACACTCTACCGGGCTACGTTTGCCCTTGCTGCGGTGAATCTGCAAACTATGGGCACTTCCAAGGCAGCTTCGATAAGGGCCCCTGCCTACTGGCTTGTGTACTGAGCCGGAGTGAAGCATATGAAGCCTAATGTTGTAGACTCGCTAGGCATTAACATGTGCTACGCCTGCGGAGGTAAGCTGTACGTCCGAGGAGTATGCACTATCTACTGCCCTGATTGCGAGAAGGCAGCGAAGGATAAACCGTTCGTCAGGATGCAGCTTCTACAGGATATCGAAGACAGCAAGAGGGTTGACAACGAATAGAAGTGCTAGTAAGATGGTCACATCGAACAGAGGAGGAGCCATGGCTACAACAGATAAGATCATCGAATACGTCTCGGCCTGTATCGAACGGTTGCAAGAGGACGTAACTGGGTACTCGGAGAACTTCCGTGACAGGGCGTTATCTAATCGCACAGGGTATATTCACGGGCTTATCACTATGGCTGAAATGAATGAGCAGGTGAGTATCGAGGACTGTGACAAGCTCCGTGCAAAGCTTCGTGAAGCTGCTGAGGCTGTGTTGAACGTACTGGATTCCAAAATTAACTAGGAGGTGTTCTGATGAATATGAAAGAGATTGTGCAGGCTTTGATTGTCGTTGTCGCTCTGACTCTCGCAGCAATAGGTTTTGTAGTCGGGATTACTGCGTTGGCCAACAAGAGCGCGCCTGCCGAGGATATTGTCGTGTCTACTGAAGACGGCACCATCAATCTCGGTCGCTCCGTGAAGAGCGAGAAGCTGCTGTATAGCATGTGCATCAAGGTAGAAGACCGCAAACCTGCTTGCGAATTCACCACCAAGGATCGTGTCCTCAGCGAAGTTAAACAGGTTATGCGCCCGGGCGAGGCTACGGCCCGAGATATTAAGATTGCAGTAAACGCGGCTGTGACGTATACTGGCGAGAACGGTCAGGAAGCAACCTCTCTGATTGCCCCGAAAGGTAAGTATCTCCCGGCTGGCACTCCGTCTGAAGTACATATTCAGACTATTGCGAATCTGTTCGACAGCGTGTACAATGACTACAAACAAAACTTCAGCAAGATGTGAGGAGGACTCATGAAAGCACAGCCTAAAGAAGTAGAAACCCTGTCCCTCGATAAGCGACCCAAGGCAGGTGATGTTGTTCGACTGCGATCTGACGGTAAGACCTACGAGGTGAGCGCTGTATATCCCACGGCAGTAGGCTGGGAAGCGATTCTCCGCAACATGTACGACAAGACTAAGACCGTCACTGTTAGCATGGAGTGGTGAAATGTCCAGAACCGGTAAGTGCGTAAACTTCCTACCTGTCACACCGGACGGCCGAGTAATCGTCCGATTCGGCAAGAAAAGGCTCGGATGGCTTGGTAAACAGGGTAAGAAGTGGCATTACTACCCTTATGGATGCGAAGGCAAGATTAAATCAGAGGGGTTTAAGACGCTCGCTGAAATCAAGGCTTGGATTCGAGACCCCGATGCTGTCTGGCCCGGTCCCATAGCCCGAGATTGACTAATTAGCCGACGAATGGTACAATGGTATGTAGGAAATTCCCTACTCAGTATAAGGAAACTAGCAATGACTAGCCGCTGGAAAGAGGCCGTGTATCGTAAATACTCGGTGCGTCGTCTGCGGCAGGAACTCGAAGAGTTCAAAGAAGCTAGACGCTTTGCACCAAACCAACGCATCCGTGCATGGTTTGATGCTCATATCGAATTTCTAGAACGCCACTTGGCTATTCGAGAGTCCGGCCAAGCCTACCCAGACGACCTTTGGTAATTAGGTAATTAGGTGTGTTGTAGGTAGAGATTCAAATCATGGTTAGTGGCAAGGACGCCACACTTCAGCCCGCCCACAAGGCGGGCTTCTTTTTGCCTGAAATTTGCGGTTGACAAGGTTAGCCGGAATATGTAAACTTACGGCATCCAACAAAGGAGGGAAGAAAATGCAATTCAATATATCGAAGCAACTATGGGTAGCTAAAAGCGAGCGAAAGGGCGACTATAAAGGTACGCTTTTAGCATACATGTCTCAAGTGGACTTCAACAAAGATGGTAGCTTGGCTGCTAGCTTCAAGAAAAAGCAGCAGACTGGTATGGGCTGGGCAGGTAAGAATGCCGAGACTTGCTTCGTAGATAACGTCCCTGTCTCGGGTCATTTCATCGGGGACAGTGTTGAACGTTGGGTGACTGAGAATAAATACTTCCGTGTGACGGACCCCCGGGGTTTTGTTCTAGAGGTTCCTACTGGGAATATCTCGACCTTGCTCTACAACTGCACAGTAATCAAAGGTGTAATCCAAGAGCCTTGCGTGTGGGTACGGATGGGCTCCCAGCACGTTCTACTGCCGGAAGGCTCCTCTATCTACAAAGAAGCGGTAAGCTTCGTAGAAAGAAAAGAGTCGGCCAAAACCGTCAAAGATATGGTTGCAGGTGACCGATGCACTCTTCTTAGCTACGGGACAGAGAATAAAACAGAAGCTGTCTATCTCGGACAAGTGAAGCTGTCTTGGCACCTTCTAGCTAAAAAAGGCCGGTACTCTAGCCGAGGGTGGGGTGCGGGTCGGTGGGGTTACCACCACCTAGAAAGGGAGCTAGATAGAAAAGAATTCACAGAGAAAGATTCGAAATGGGTCAGTGTGTTTGCTAAGAAGCTAGGTAATCAGTGGAGCATTGATTTTGTCCTATCTCCAAAGGCAACTGATATTCAATCTGGAAGTGTCCCGGATGAACTTCAGAACCTCGACCTAGTAGATGGTGTACGGTGGAAGTACGATCCACTCGATGACCGACCCTCTTCCTATTACTCTGTGCCAGAGAGGGTAGTTAAGTGCATCAGCGTGGATGATCCTCTATGGGATAATCTGCACCACTACGCAGAGGTGAGGTGGACCCGGGAATGGACCGTAGTCGGTGCGGAGTGGAGAAAATAAAACCTCCATTATTTTAGAATTGCCCGGCTCTTGCCGGGCTTTTTATGCCCGGGGATTATTTTCAAATTATTTTTAGATTTCTGGGAGTTTCGGCCAATATGGGCAATATGAAATTTCTCAGGAAAGGGCTCAGAATTCTCGCATAGAGGCTGTTTGAGCGGAGGTATGGTAAGCTACTACTCGGCCATAAAAGGACAGTGTAGCGTCTGATAGGAGGGTTAAAATGGGAGAAGATAAGATGGGCGCAGACTCGTACTGGGAGTTAGCTATCAAGCAAGTTGCACATGGTATGAATATCGCAGAACGTGAGCGACAGATTCTCATAGCTGACCTAATCAGTTGGTACGAGCGAAGGATACTGCACAGAGTTAAACGGGAGGAATATGAGGCGATCTAATCTAGGGACCGGGCAGATTTTTAGGGACTGGATAGATTTTTACAGCCGGCAAAATTGAGAACTGGACAGATTTTTAGGAACTGGACAGTTTTTCACAGAAGGGGATTTTTCTACAGAGAAATTTCCCCTCAAATTTAGCCGGATTTATCAGAAGGGCGGATCGTTAGCAGGCTATCTAATTGGTTAGCAAGCTACCTTTAATCGTTAGCACACTAACTAAAAATTCCTAGGACGGACCTCAGTTGGCACGAACGTTGCAAGCCCGCACCAGTTTCCCGGGCAGGCGTAGGCCTCGACTATCCGTCGTGAAGGCGATATGTAGTTGGGGACTCGCACCCCGCGTTTAAGATGCGCCCATTCTACTATGACAAACCCCTTTGTCAACATAATTTTATGGCACAGTCTTTGCAATTGCAATTAGCGTGCCAATCTAAATCTCAGGCTCCCTCCGTGTTTGCCTCCGGTGCTCGGCCTCCTGCCTGCGTTGCCCGCCTGCCTGTCATTATACACAAGCTATCAAGACAAGCAAGAAAAATTATAGAGAAAAATCTACATAAAACAGGTTGACAGGCCTCCTTTATATATGCACAATGATCCCACATTCAACGGAACGGCAGGTAAGCAGCCATGCTACATAGTGAAGCCCGGGCGATGGCCCTACAGGAAATGGACAAGTGGAGCCTCCTTGAGCAAGGTTGGAAATTCTCGTTCAACCTGCGGTTGAAAAGGGCTCTAGGGCGGTGCAATTACGCTAAGAGGCTCATAGAACTCAGCTACGATTACGTAGCCAATAACGGGCTTCCCGCAGTACTGGACACCATCCGCCACGAAATAGCACATGCTAAGGCAGGTCCGCACCATGGGCATGATTCTGTATGGAAAGAGTGGTGCGGACTGATTGGCGCTAAACCTAATCAGTACGCCAGTACAAAGGACAAAGTAGTCGACTTTCCTTGGCGACTGGCGATCCGGCACGCGGATGGCACGCTAGAGCCGCTGAATCACTTCGGTTTCAGACGCACCAACATGGCGAGAAAACAGGTACGTGGTCGGCCTGAGACGCTGGGCAGGCTAGTTTGGGTGAAGAACGAAAATAATTGAGAAAAAGATGTTGACAGCTTGGGCCATTCCTGTAGAATGGCCCTCAAGCAAAGGGAAACACCCTGAGCAGTCACAAAGGATACTAGATATGAAAGCGCTTTGTAATCATCGGGCACTCTACGCGGCTTACAATCGCAGCGAGATTAATCGCGTTGCGGTAGACTTGAACCGTTATTTTCCTATCGAGAAAGATGACGAATGGGAAGACGGACCATACATGTATCGTCGCCGCACCTATCTGGTGAAGCATTCGAAGGGCACAGCCCGGTGGCACAGTCTTTACTGCAATGGGGCTGTCCAAGGCGTAGGCGTCATCTTCGACGTAAAGTCGGGCGAACCTTTCCGCACAGCATAAGGAGATTCAGAAATGCAAGCTTGGAACGTATACCAGAATGGCCAGTGGATCGATACTGTTTTCTTCGATATCATGTGTGCTGCCGAAGAGGTGCGGAAATCGCTGGTCAACCATGACGGGTATCCGTCTGATATCACTGTGGAGGAGGCCGAGTAATGGATAACCTGTCCGTTAAAATCGTTCTGTCGGAACTCAGCTACAAAGCCCTGATTCAGGCCTTCGCCTTGCTTGGCCGGACGCTCGACCTAGATGAGGGGTTGGACGATATACTTAACATCATTGCGGATGAAATTGCTTTCCGCGACGGCCTGCCGCCTTTCGAAGATGGATGTGATAAAACAGAATGGATGCTCCGTCGATGGGAATCGCTCCCGGTGGTATCGTACAATATCGGGCAGGACGGACCGATTGTCGCTCGGTCTATCGAAGTAAAAACGGCATGAGGGGAGAACTGATGACCGTCAGAGTAGGAGATATCGTGGCTATCCGGGGCGACATTCGGAAAAAGCTCGACGGAACGTGCCAATACACGCCCGAACAATTGGTAGGTGGTAAGTTCCTCAAGCATGCCGGCACGGGAGAAATATGGACTGGCCGAGTGAGTAAGATACAAGGTGATATGGCCAAGGTGGGAGGGGCTTGGCGCGGGATCGAATTCTATGTGCTCATTAGTGAAATAAACGCTTGACAACCTGACCCACTAGCTGCAAAATAGCACCCACAGACAACGAAGACGCCGATAGGCGAGGAGAAAGCAGATGCAAATGTTTTTCAAAACCCGTACCCAAGCCCGTGCAATGGCCACCAATGGCCGTAAAGTGGTAGACAACGGCGCTCAAGCTGAAAAGCGCTGGGCTGTCAAGCTGAACAAAAAGGAGGCTAAGTAATGGCTAAGTCTGTTAGCGTAGACCGCAAGCGATCCATTCTCGACGAAGCGAAGGATGGCAGTTTCTTCAGTGTGGAGTTTATCAAGGCGGACGGCACCGTTCGGAAAATGACGTGTAAACGTCAGATCAAGTCGGCGTATGCTAACGGCCAGTTTGCTACCCGCAAGCCCACCAGCGCTGGCAAGCCGCACCTGTATACCGCCGCCGAGGTGCTGAACATGGAAGAGGGTAAATCCGCTTTCCGCACTATCAACCTTGAGACTCTGACCCGCGCCAAGGTAAACGGAATCGAGTATAAATTCGATTAAAAGCTTGACAGCCCGGGCCGTTCGAGTAGAATGGCCCTCAAGCAAGACAAACTTAAACAGAAAGGAGATTAAAATGGCACGTTCTATCAAGGCTTCCGACTTCGATTCCGCTTACCAGTTCGAGGCCGCCAAACGTTCCGAACGTAAAGAGTCCCGCAAATCGCGTGACAATCGCAAAGCTAGCCGAGGCCGAGCTTTCGACTTCAGTAGCGATATGTAAGGTTTGTGCCCTGCCGGCAGGCTTAAATGCCGGCAATCCTAAGCCCATTCGTCGAGTGGTTTTAGGATTCTCAACCCCAGCGGAGATACCAAAAATGGTTCGTCAATGCGTACCCTGTCCCGATGCTCGCCATGCTTTTTGCCTTGCATGGTTGTTCGCCATGCCGGAGTTCGCCGGTCTGCCCGCTCAAAAGGACATAAAACTCTTTAAGACTTCGGGACAGTGGGCGGTATGTTATGGCTAGGCGTCAACGGCTACCGTCGTGGGTGCAGGACCAGACCGAGGACGATACTCCACTCCGGGATAAGATAGACCCATACCTTAGCAAGCTCGGCGAAGTCGATAAGCTAGAGGGACAATTGCGACGGGTCAGGGATGCAACGGACCCGGACGAATACAACGAAATGGCTAAGGTACTAAAAGCCCGACGCCGGAAGATAATGAAGCAACGTGCCCGGGCCTACGGTCTGCCAGAGGATGAGCCTACCAATGTCCAAGGGTACAGCGTACCGGAAGAGGTTCACCGTAGAGCCATCCTGTTAAGCAGTGTAAAACCTTGGATGTTCTGGACCATCCTGTCTTTCTCGATTTTTGTGTGGTTTGTTTTGAAAAACAGTGGACAAGGTTCCCGCCTCCTGTAGAATGGTCAGCAAGAAAGGCGGACAGGCCGCCTAGCTAGACAAAGGACAATCGTCATGAACTTCACTCTCAATCTCGTTTCCAAAAACAGCAAAACCGGTCCCATGCCTGTTAGCACGTCTCATAACGGCACCTGCCCGGATGCCTGCCCTCTCAAGGCTAAAGGCTGCTATGCCGCTTATGGGCCTACTGCTATTCACTGGAAAAAGCTAAGCAAGGGTGAACGTGGCGTAGAGTGGAAAGAGTTCCTTAAGCAAGTGCGGTCTATCTCCCGTGGGGATTTGTGGCGTCATAATCAAGCTGGCGATCTCGTGGGTCAGGATGACGTTATCGATGGGATCGCCCTGATGGAACTGGTGAAGGCTAACAAAGGACGTCGCGGCTTCACCTATACGCACTACCCGATGAACAATTTCATGAACCGCCAGCACGTATTGTCGGCCAATCGTAGCGGCTTCACTATCAACCTGTCGGGCAACAATGTAGCGCACGCCGATGAACTGGCCGACCTGAACATCGCCCCTGTAGTGACTATTCTCCCGATGGACGCGGAGAATGTAAGCTTTACGCCGAAAGGACGTAAAGTGGTAGCTTGTCCGGCTGAGAAAAGCGACAAGGTGAATTGTAAGTCGTGCGGCTTGTGCCAAGTGGCCGACCGGGAGTATATTATCGGCTTCCGTGCCCACGGCACAGCAAAGAAAACTGTCGATCTCATTGCTAAGGGTTAACACAATGGACGAATCTGTTTACGCACCATTCAATCAGTGTAAGATGATGGGCCTAGAACGAACCGTGCGGAGCCTAGCGGCTCCTAACGGGTGCAAGGTAGTCTTGTATCAGGACCATAAGAACAAGCATAGAATCGTCATATACGATGCCTTAGGGCATGGAATGTCTGGGGTCATGGTGCAAGCGGATGGGGAAATTCACTACAAGGAAACCCGCAAGGCTAGCCAAGGGCAAAACCTGACAAGGCAACTACAAGCCCAACTGACCGCATGGGGAGTGAAGTGGTTTCCCTCTCAGTATCAGACAACGGCAGGCGCAGCTTGCTACAAAGGAGACCGGTAATGCGACAGCTTAACAAAACTCAATTCAAAGCATTAGGCGCTAAGATCGACCTAGCCTTAGAGCTAGCCGCTACTGGTCGAGGTGAACTAATGAATGGCTACGGCTCTACCTGCTACATTTCAAACAAGGCTGGCCATAATATCCTTCGAGTGAGCTACCATAACTCCCGATTCGTTGTGTACGGTAACGAGAGCGTCCGGGTTACCGGGACCGCCTTGCAGGCTTGGATGGAGTGGAAAGGCATTAATCTGGCAGCCATCGCGTCTGTTAGTGAGTATGGGTATCATCCTAACCTGAGCATCGGTCACAATGACGCTCTTAAGACTCTCAAGGATATAGACAGCTACCAACGGGAGCCCGTTCAATGACAGCCTCCTACTCAGCAGAAAAGCGGGGTCAGCGCTGGGCCGTTACCCGAACGGAATTCGGCTTTCGAGGTGAAAGAGTTACCGTGCTAGGGTTTTGCGTCAATCAGGCGCACGCTCTGAAAACGGTAGCCAAATTCAAAGCTTGGCAAGCGCAAGGCTGGCCCTACACTCTGAAAGACGACAGAAAATAAAGCTTGACAGCCTAGGCCATTCCTGTAGAATGGCCCTCAAGCAAGACAAACCAGCCGTTAGGAGGCTAGAAAAATGAAAGCTGTAGCTCAGTTCAAAAGTGAGGATTACGCAAGCGGTGATAGCCGTACTGCTACCGTCTATGAGGATGTTTATGGCTGCTACATCGTGAGCGTTTTCGGAACTAGCTTGAGCGAGCCCATTGCCTTCCATTGGGGCCCGTTCGAGGATAAAGAATCCGCAATCGATGGCGCTAAGTCTGCTATCTAATAAAAAGGGACTACAGAATGAAAATCTCCGCTATCCTGAAAAATAACCTTGAAATCTACGGGCCGATGACTTTCATGTGCAATTTGATAGAAGATGATCCGACCCTAGGGGAAGAGGAGGTAATCGAGGCTAAGCGGTTTATCGAAAGCCTGCTAGGTGAACACTTCACTCTTCACGCTAAGCTTAAGAGTGAATTGCGAGAATATGACGCTTACTATCGCGGCGACGCCTGTTTCGGGTCTAACCGATGCTTTCAAATGCGGCAATTGTGGTGGAATACTGTAATCGAACAACTGGAGGCTCAGGGTAAATGACGCAAGCTAACTGGTGCAAAGGAGTCCGCATACTTGGCGGGAAGCGGGACGGCGAGACCGTCCTGTTTACCGACGCTCACTTCAGCGAGTCGATGGGTATGGCAGGCGGCGACCCTGAACTGGTGGAAGCTCTGCCCATGCCTGCGGCGCTTCGTTTGCTGGTCAAATGGAACAAACTATGCCGACAAATGAAGCTTGACTACCGCTACGAACTGCTGTAGGCTACAGTCTCAATCAGAACAGGAATGAACCAATGTCGATTCTAGCTCTAACCCTAACCCTTTGCTCTGCTGTCCAGTGTGACGACTACATTATCGATCACGCGCTCCCGGGACAAGCCGCAGAGTGCAATGCTCGGCTGGTGGAGGAGGCCGAGGAGTGGGGCGATGCATGGGTGGCGACCAATGCTGACGCCCGGCTGACCCGCTACCTTAGCCGATTCAATATTCAGGTTGACCCGCGCTTTGTTTTCGACTACGATTTTACCTGTCAACTGATAGCAGAGGATGAACTGCCATGATCGCTCCACATATCACCAACAAACAATACCGTAGCCGTGCCGCCGTCATCATCCGTCGAGTGAAATACTATGAAAGCCGCTGGCTTCGTACTGTAGAGTTTTTCTCAGGCGCAGCCGCTCAGAACATCGCAGAACGCTTTGCCTACGCTGGGCATGCCGAAGAGCAAATGTCCAAGCTCAAGGCTGAGTTTGCAGCCTTCCCGGTGGAGGTGAGGCTAGATGCTCTAGGTTGGATAAACTGGAATACTCATAACGACGGTCTGCTAGAGGAGTGGATTCATCAGGATAGTGACCGTGCCATCATGCTAGAGTATGACAGCGAGTCGAAGCGGCCTGTAGCCTGCTGGGAAACCACTATCGATGCTCTCCCCAAGCTGGCAATGCTGTAAAATATCGCCCGTTAGGCTGAAATAATGCTTGACGGGCGTTTTTGTACCTGTAGAATAGGCCTCAAGAAAGGAAAACAGCCGAAAGGCTCAATCTGAAACCCGGAGATCGATAAAATGCTGCTAGTTCATGGGACAACTGCAAAAGGCCTGAAAGCTATCATGAACCGTCGAGGCAAGGAGGGATTGGCCGCACCTTGGGACGTTTCGGATCATGACGGAATGTCATACTTCTACAACGTGAACAAGGCTATGGAATGGCACGATGAAGAAGAGTATGCTAAATCGGAATGCATTATCCGTTGCCTAGAACAGGCCCAATTACAGCAAGCTATGATGGCCGAAGGCGGTAAAATCTACGCTCTGGTAGTCGATATCCCTGAAGAGTTTCAGGACCGCGTAGAAGATGATTATTCGTGCCCTAACGCTAGTAATGAGGCTAGCTGTTTTCCAGAGGATAACTTTGATCCATCATGGATTGTCGAAGTGTACGAGGCGGATGTAAGCGTATGGGCCATCCCTTTCATCGTAGCCGGCGTATCAGGTAACTCTATGTTCCAATCCTATCGACTACCTGAGAAACTGGTGTCGATAGCTGAGGCAGTGTCCCGGTCCAGTGACATTGACACATACGAAGCTTTTGAGATCGACCATTCGCAGGTAGAGCTATCTATTCTCGAAAATTTCAAAGAGAATACTTGACAGTCTAGCCCACTAGCGTAGAATGCCTAGCCAAGGGCGCATAAGCGCCCGTTTCAAAAGGATACAGAAAATGGCCATCGTCGACCGAACCGCAGGTAATGAAAGCCCTAATCACTGCTACATCGTAACTGGCGGCATTGGACCGGAGTTTGAGCCGACCCTGTTCACTACCCATGCACTGGCAGAGGAGTATGCTGAGCAGATAGTGAAATACGGCAAGGCAAATGATGTTTTCCCGCCTTTTACGCCTGTTATCGAGACTCGCCACAAGGCGGATATGCATCGGTTCACCATTCACAACAAAATCCCCGAATAGGAGACGTATCTATGAAACTTTCTGAAATTTTCCAAAAAGGCCTGAACTATGCAATTGAGTACGGAATGCCGTGGTATATGTGCATCCGTCTCCGGGAGATTCATTTGTTCCCCTCGCCCGTTGAAATGGCAGTTAACTCGGTCATGATGTCTGCCGGTATCTCATCAACCCCAGAGGGATGCGCCTACGCCGGCGTTGATGACTATTTCGAGGAAAGCGGCCTAGCAGCCGCATACAAAATGAACAATCAGGAAATGCCCGAATACGGGCACTCATCCTACGCAATGTGGGTGCAATTTTGGTTCTTCGTAATCTTTGACTTAGCCCGAAAAAGGGCAGTAGAATGCATTACAAGCGTAGAACAGCCAGCAAATAATGTGATCTAGAGGGACGGTCATGGGTGACAAAACTGTAGTTTATCGGGTGGAGTGCAGGAACGGCGAGGGACCGTATGTTAACTATGGTATGGAGATTGATACGTCCTCCACTCCCGAGCGGCCCGTACCGGAGCATGACGGGATACCTGATGTCCGCCATTTTGAGTATTTCGCCTTCACGTCTCCTAAACAACTAGATGACTGGTTCGGGGACTACTACAGCAATCTGACCGAGCACTCCAGCGCCTCAATCAAAATGTATGAGGTGGACAGGCAGCATGTAAGGACTGGTATCCGGCAGTGTGTATTCCGCAAGGATGCGGCGGTTTGCGTCAAGGAAGTAACCATTGCCCAATGGGTGGGCCTACTCAAGGCTGGCATGATCGCTGCGGTTGTCACACAAGCTCTAGCCCCGATTCCTTCGGAGCAACTACCCCTAGACCTAGGGGACGATCCGGCCTGTGAGGCTTCGAAAGAAATTTTGAAAATCTTCGGTTTGTAGGGTTGACAGCCCGGGCCGTTCGAGTAGAATGGCCCTCAAGCAAGACAAACCGCCGGCAGGCAAAACCACAAACCCGGAGACTCACCATGAACAAGCCAATGAACACTTTCGCATACGCCCACTACGTCGCCCGCATGGACAAGGCCTCTGGCACTAGCCTGCCCTACGCCACCCTGTTCCGCATCGCCCTGCGTAACGCCTACCGCAAGCCGGGTGTCCGCCAGTACGATTGTGCAGCACTCGTCGAGGATATCAAAGCGCGTGAACTGGTCCAAAAGCGCATTCGGGCTGAAAAAGCAGTAGTGATGGCGGCAGTAATGCGTGCAATCCGTACTGGCTTCACTGTTAGCGTGAAAGATGGCAGCGATGGCGAGTGGGTAGTGAAGAAGTCTACCGATATCAAGGAAATTTCCGACAGCCTGCAATCGACCGATGAAGATATCATCCGCTTCCGCAAGGGTGACGGCCCGGACAACATCGTCGGCTCTATGTGGGCAATCTACGGTAACAGCGCCGGCGAAGTGATCGCTGACTGGACTGAGAATGCTACCATGGCCATGATTATGGCTCCCGCAGAGCGGAAGATGGAAAAATACGCTGAAATTGGGATTTAATGCTTGACGGGGCTCGAAAAGGGCCCCATAATGCACCCATACCAACCAAGCAATCCTAGAGGGCAACACCATGGCTACACTGATTATCGGCAACGTAAACTACCATAACCATCGTCTAGTCGATGAAATCGCTGGCGGTGCTGGCTACAAGGGTGCCGCCCGCTTGGTGGACGAATGCACTCGCAAAATCACCTTGCTAGCGCCTTCTGGAATTTCTGCCATCGACGCCAAGGAGCGTGCTGAAGTCGCCGCAATGATTGGTGAGTATCTTCTGGCAGGATTCGAAGTTTCGATTCAGCACTAACACCTTAAATCCGGAGTAGCGACAATGAAACGCCAATATACTGATTCCTACCAGTGCAAAGCAATCAACGGAATGGTTTCTGTCCTCGGTAGCAAGAAAGTTATCACCCAAGCGCCGCCGTCACTGAAAGCCTCTCGAAAGAAGCTACTTCACAAGATGATAAAATACATCGCCCGGTCAGGATGGAAACCGTAACCAACTGATTATCACAGCCCCGGCTTGCCGGGGCTCACAATAGGAGATAAAAGCATGAATACCCTGATTATCCGTTTGGATTCCGCCTACAGCGTTCAAACTGTCCGTAGTTTCCTTATGGAGGCTGTAGAGAGTATTCGAAAGCATATCCGGGACTACGCGGTGCATGACGAATACGATTCGGGATTGAGCCCGGTAGCACCCAATCATCGACTTGCAATCGTCACCTTGGACGAAGATTGCCGAGTGTTTCACATTCAATGCGAGTCACCTGATCTTTATCTGGCGAACCCTCGGATCGTGTTTACTGATGTTGAAAGCCCGGCATATACCACTCCCGTGAACGAGATCGAAGAGTATAGTTACATGACCGCATGGCAGCATATACGCCAAAAAGATATGACAGCAAAAGACTACCTGTCGGATTGGTCTATCCTTTTCGCCTCAAAGGAGAATGCCATTGATATCGACCCGCGCCCCAATCTGAAAAACGCAAATCTTGCATTAACTGAGGGAGCTAGGATGAAGCTTCGAACCATATTCGAAACCTACGATTGCCGAGTTAGGTTTGTCACCATAACCGGCGTGTTTGTGGAATCTCAAATTGTGCGGAGTTTCGGTCAAGCTCAGGAGATTGTATCATTCCTTTGCAATCCCGCAGATACTGGTATCCGTCTATCCTTCTTCGACGAAGAGGAGGGCTGCGAGTCGATCCTCTGCCGATTCAACTACAAAGGAGAAATCATCAAATGAATAACAAGTATAAGGATAACATCATTGCGGAATACTGCCATTTCGACGGCAGACGGCCAGTCCTTTCCTTGGCGGCACGATGGGTCCACCACGACAGTCGCGTTGTGAAGCTGGCAGCGCTCTTTGCCTGTGCTGGCTATGGCCGTCCTTACAAAGATTGTATTCGTGCCTACAAGGACGCCAAGCAGCGAGAGAAGGATATGCGAGACCCTGCCAAATGGAAGCTCAGCCGAGCAGCCAAGCGGGCTCTTCGGGCTCGACTAGTGGCCATAGGAAAGCGCAAATAACCCGGAAAATACCTGTTGACGTGAGGCTAGAGAGTTCCCTATACTGTGCCTATCGAGACGCACAAGGCGTCTCCTAAGCTAGAAGGACTAGCAAAATGGCAAAGGCAAATCTGAAGTTCTCCCGCATTGGCAATGACGGCTACGACTACGCCCGCAGGGAAGACGGGGTTTGGTTTGTCAGAGAAGGGTACTACGGGCGGTACGGCTGGGCTAAAACCAAATGGACTCAAGTTCAACCCGGGGATGGCATGACTATAGTTAACGCCTGCCTGAAGGCTCACGAAGCTGGAAGCTCCAGCACATACATCGGATTCGGGAATCTGGTGGTATTCTCCGACGGGAAGGGGCTCCGTTTACCCTGAACAGGAACTCAAATAAAGTTGTTGACAGCTTAGGCCATTCCTGTAGAATGGCCCTCAAGCAAAGGGAATCACCCTGAGCAACTGAATAGGTAAAAGACGATGCAAGCAACCTACCAAGCCCTGAAAACTCTGCGCGATGCTTGTGAAGCTGTCAAGGATGAAAAAGGCACCATCAACGGAAACAAATTGAATGCACTGCGTAACAAGGCTGTCAAGGAAATGCAAGCTGGTGGTGAAACCTACTCTGACGCCATTAGCATGGCTCACGACTTGATTAAGAAGTATCGCAAGTAACCGTAACCCCGGTTCGCCGGGTCATCACAGAGCACGACCGAGGAGACAACATGAATAACTTGCCTGTAGTTGTATGTCTTAAGTGCGGTGCAATCAATGGCGGTCAGAGCAAACACAATGTTGTAGTAGCTCTGGGGAAGAAGTGGTGCGGTCATTGTGGGTCCAATCTCGCAACCCTTCGTCGCTAACCATTCACTGAAGCCTAATCGAGGAAAGATCATGAACGCCACTCTGGCACGCCTACAGAACGAACGCTGTGCAACCCTCCGCCTGATGCTCCTGCCGGAACATCGTGGGTATCAGTTCTCTGGCCATCCTTGGGCCGAGCGCATCCGCAATCTCCACGATGAAGCTAAGTGCATCCGCAGCCATCACTAAACCGCACTAATCCATTAAAGCTCTAACAGCCCGCCTTGTGCGGGCTTTGTTCTATCTGCGAAAGCGGAGCTTTCAAGTGTAATTAACATGTAATGTTGTAACACCCTGTAGAAGGTAGCACCAGCATGACAAGATAGACCACTTGTAACGTTGACGTTACATGTATAACAGCATGACAGCGAAAGCTGTACAGATAGCATTCTGTCCAGTTCACCCCATCAAATAACCCCACAATAACCTACCTAAAACCTGCCGGTTTAAAGCGGCCTGATAGGCCGTAGATGAAGCGATAGCTTCGCTATGTTAGTCTGCACCGTCAAGGCGAAAGCCTTACAGCATGAGGCTTGTAGGAGGTTTTAGAGGCATATGCGATTAGCATAGGATGTTGGTTGTTTTGAGTAGATTTTGGGTATAACCCCTTTCCGCGCTACCTAATTGTCGGTTGTTGTTAACGTTTCCCCGATTGTGTTAAGCGACAGCTTACATCCGCTCTCATTTTGCAATGAGAATTGCGTACAGTTCATCATGCGCTTCGAAAGTGACTTCACTTTGCATGCGGATGCATGCTATAGTATACCCTGTGATAGCTCCGCTATCCCGTTTTGCATGGCACACGAATTGCATAAGCATGACAAGGGTAACCCTCGAAAGCGGAGCTTTCAAAGTGATCTGTGAAGTGTAGGCTCTACCTCTATTATAATTGCGACTCAATTTCGCGACACCAGAAAACTTGACTCAAGCCCAGTAAATACGTTAGACTAGAATGTGGATAGCTCCCGCTATCAATAGATCAAAATTCACACAAGGAGACCCAATGATAAGCAACATTCATGCCAATAATGCCCGCTCGCCTATCGGTGAAGAAATGCACATCCATTACGCTAAAGGCGTATTCCATGCCATGCGACAGCGATGCAATCCCAAGGACCGAATCTATACCGGGGCTTCGCTCTGCGAAGAGTGGTCTAAGCCTAGAGCAGCCGGATTCGAATCGTTCTATGAATGGGCGGTCTATGAGGCTGGTTACTCAGATGGCTACCAACTGGACAAGGACATTCTATTCCCGGGAAACAATCTGTATGCTCCGCATACGTGTGCGTTCATTCCGCAATACATGAACAAACTCTTCACAAACTGCGGCGGCACTAAGCGAGTCCATGCAAAACCCAAGCCAGCTAGAACGCTCCCGCTCGGCGTGCAGATAAACTACTACAGAAAGAACGGTAACCCATCCTACACTTCACAATGCCGATCCCTAGGTAAACAGGCAACACTAGGTTCGTTCCGAACCGCAATGGAGGCGCATGTGGCATGGCAACATGCCAAGATAGCAGCCATCCATGAATGTATCGATCTCTATCAGATGGAAGACGTTCACAGTGTGGATATCATCCAAGCCTTGCTTGGAAGGATTGACCAATTGTGGAAGGATATTGACGAAGGGAAAGAGACCACATTGTTGCAGTAGATCGACGGGGCCATGGTCAACCCCTCTTAGAGTGCGAGTAATCCGATAGCGAAGCTATCAAATGTATATGCATATTCCATGCCAACATGTGGAAAGATTTTACCCGGCAGGGCGGGAGCCCGTTGGCATTAGTTTTGCATAGCTTAGCTGTCGCTAAGAAGGAAAGACCACGGCCACCCATTATTTTGAATTTACTAAGGGTTAGGGTAGCGAGGTGGGTTCGTGGTT